TTTGCAAGGCGGTCGACATTGCCGACGACGATGGCCGACTCAAGCAATTCGTCTTTCAGACAGACGAGGACGGCGGCTACCCAGTGCTCGAACGGTACAAGGTGTGGGCCGAGTACGGCTCGGCAACACCGACCTGGCTCCACATCCAGATCGTGCCGCCCGGTTCCGGCCGCAGGGTATTCTTTCCAAATTCTGCATGGGCTGCGCGGGCCGCCGCGGAGGGCGTGGCATGAAGTACAAGGAAACGCGCGGAACAATACGATCCGGCGACGTGCTCGCGTGGAGCCATTCACGCTGGCGCTCGTTTTACGACTTCAAGGTCCAGCTCGTGCGCATCTTCACGCAGTCCGAATACTGCCATGTTGGCATCGCGTGGTGCGTGGCCGAGCGCGTGTTCATCCTCGAATCGGTGTCGGCTGGTGTGAGGATCTACCCCTTATCGAAGGAATGTCCGTTCTATTGGATCCCGATGTCGCTCGATTGGACGCAGGGGGCTGAGGAGTTCGCGCTTGCGCAGGTCGGTGAGCCGTATTCGCAATTGGAGGCGGTGCTGGCGTTCTTCGACAAGGACGACAAGGACAACCTCGACATCTGGGAGTGCGCCAAGTTCGTCAAGGCGGTGCTGCACAAGCTGATGCCAACCATCCTACCGTGCCGGGCGACGCCGAGCGCCGTCGTGCTCGATCTCCAGCGCCTTGGCCGACCTGTCATGTATGTGGAGGCTGACGATGCCGAATAACTGGCAGGAGAAGCACTATCTGCGCTCCCTGCTGGCGCTGCTCGTGCTCACCGCCCTGGCCTATGCGTTCTGGTGGTTCATGCGCCAGAGGGTGGATACCTCCGTTGCGGTCGAGGCTCCGATCGCGCGGGCAATCGCAAAGGTCGAGCAGGTTGATACCCCGGTTGCCGGTGGACAGGTGCGCACATTCAAACCTGCAGCGAAGGTGAAGGCAAAGCTGCCGCCTGCGGTGATCGCTAATCCAGATCAACAGGTGACAGGCGCGACCACAGTCAAGCCGACCGAACGCCCGGTGACTGTGACCTCGGTGATTGACACGAAGACCGGGGAGACGACGACGTTCAGCAAGCCGGACCCGTACCCGTGGCTGGCGGTCGAGTCGCGTGGCGAGGTGCGCTTTGACTACGGCTATAAAGCATCACGCGGCAAGCCGATACCGATGCCGGTAGGCCGCTTGTCAGTGGTGCATGACTTTGTGCAGGTCAAAGGTTTTCATGCCGGGGTCAACGGCGCATTAGACACAGACGGTACCACGTTCGTTGGGGTTGGCGTCGGCTATCGGTGGTAAATAGCTTTTAACCGTTTGGGTGATATAGTCATCTTACTTCTCCCGCGTTTGGGGATTATTCCCCTTGCGTTTTGGAGGGGTGTATGTAACCAGCCAACTGTTTGGCGGCTCTAACATCCAGACTGGCAAACAAGACAGCGCATTGTTCCGTGAGTAGCAGATGATTTTACCATCCGCACTTCTATGTTCTTGAACAGTGGTGTCAGTAATAGGGGCGGTTGCCGCCGGACGGTATTGCCGCCATAGGGCAATAATGAACACCACCATAATAATGATACCGATCGCCGGGGGTAGCATCGCCCACAGGCTTGGTGATTGCATCCACCGGTGGCGTAGTTTGAATTGTTCAATGTTGGTCATCACTTCTCTCCTACCGCATTTACCTGGGTTCTAGTTTCCATTTCTAGTTCTCCTTCCGCTTTATTCTGTCTGTAACCCTACACGGCTCCCCAGCACCAGTGCGAGCGCAGTGGGCAGATACACCAAGATTGAGCATGATTTGCACGTTGTCAGCTATAGTTTCGCGCTGGGGAGGGCTGCTAAGTTATTGATAATATAGCCAGAAATATAGCGGGAAATATATTTAGAATATTGTGGTATTATTGTTGAAATAGGCATTAAAATTGGAACTGGTTGTATAGCAGTACCTAAGCGGCGTAAGAAGGGCAGTACGCGGGAACACCCGTAAGCCACAACGCAGCAAGTAGACGGTCCCAGCAGTATGGACGCCGAGTAGGAGATGCCTCCTACGTCAACAACGCGGCAGTAACCAAGGAGCGCACCGATAGTCCCTGGTTGGTCGTAGCGACACCAACAATGACACATGCCACTTCTTGCGTAGCTGGAAACGTAGCCAGCACAGTATCCCGACGCCCCGCGTAAGGCCGGGCAGCGCCACGTCAGTCTTCGTAAGGTCGCAGTGGACAAGGATACGCAGTACCTAAAAGCGTTGGCCATCGTATATGGTGGTGCAGCGTTTTTAGGCGGCGTGGGTGGGCGGCCGGAACAGCTCACCAATAACTAGAAGGAGTTGATCATGAGTCGTAGAAAAACAGATGACCAGTTGAAAAAACAGCATCAACGATTGCTCAAGATGGCTACGCGGGCAGCAATAGCCAGGGACCGTTTTTCTGATGCCCTTGAAAAAGCCAAGGACGATGAACAAAACTGGGCCGCGATGTGTGAGGTTACCGACACGTCACCGGAATCAGATGTCGGCGATTGGATGTGCTGATATGGCCACCAAACGTCCGAAGATTAAAAACCAGCCACCGGCCCCACCTGCGCCGCTGCGGCTGGAAGAGGTGCCGATCGCCAATAGTCCATATTCCTTCCTGTTTGCAGCGAAGGGGGTACGGCCACAGGACCTCACTATTGAGGAGCGGCTTGCAATGGCCACAAGGCATAAAGAGTTGGAGGGTAAGATACCCAAGTACACGCCACGCAGCCATAACAGCTACCTTCCCAAGGAGTTCGTGGAGCGGATGGACGCCGTGGGTAACGGGGCTCTAGCGATTGCGCAGAAGTATGCCAAGGCGGAAGCTGCGACGAAGCCAACGACAGCCCCTGTCGCTGCGTCGCCAGCTAAGGCTCCCAGCAAAGCACCCAAGAGCGGGACGAAGCGTGGGAAGGCAGCGGATTTCATTGCCAAGCATACGCACGATGGCAGCGTGGCAATGATTGCTGACCTGGCAAAGGAACTCGCAGAGCTGGTGGAGATACCCCTCAGCACTGCGGGCAAGTGGATCAAGAATGGCCATACCGGCTAAAGCGCAGTGAGCCACCTTGCATCCGTAACAGGGTGCAATGGGCTGACCGTTTTCGCGGCAGCATAACTAGGAGAATGACATGACCAAGAAAGTAAAAGCAGGTACCAAACTGGCAACGAAAAAAGTGACCGGCATCAAGCACTACGGCGAAAGCAAGGCAGCGAAGGCCCACGCTTTCGTGCGCCAGCCGGCCAACATCCGCAAGGACGCCCAGGCGCTGCAAGCGGAACTGGCGAAGAAGTTCAAAGTCCACGTCAACACCGCCCGCAACTGGACGCGGGACTTCCAAGCCAACCCGATTGCAGCCGCCGCCTAACGGCGTGGTTGTGAGAGGACCTAACTCAACCGGCCCTCCTCATTTGTGGGGGTGGCTGGTTGCTGGTGGGCCTTCTGAGACACCATAACTAAGATAAGGAAATCATTATTATGCAAACGAAAAAACAGATCCAGCGCGAGGCGAACAAAACTAATCAAGCCTGTTGGTATGCCGATGGCACTGGCGGGGGTTACTGGATGCAGCCTGATCCAAAAGCGGTCCGGCGAAATCAAGCACGGCGCGAACGCTATGCTGATGAGTTACCTGAGCGTGATTTCTATGAGGGCGAAAGCCCGGACTACTGATCATGGCCCGCCCTCACCTGGCCCCAGGGGCCCTCGAGGCCTACCAAGTCGCGGCGCATGACATTGAAACGTCTACGCTGCATCGGCTTGGCCGGCCCGCGTTGTATATGGTCAAACGGCGTCTGTGGAATAGCTGGTTACAGTACGCCTCCCCCCAGCTTGCTCTCGAAGCGAAGCAGTACCTCGAAGCAGGCTTCCATAAATGTGAAAGGACAATCCAAAATGACGACGAAAGCGAACTCCCTGAAAGCGGTGGGGAACAAATTGCGGCATGAAGCAGACGCCGCGCGGTACTGGAATGTGAAAGGCGGCCTCCGCAGTTCAGAGCTTCTCATGATCCAGCGGGGGCTCAATATGTACGCCCAGAGCTGGTGTAATATCAAAAGCAAGTCGGAGACGCAGCAGGAAAGGGATGAAGCGCAGGGGCGGATTGACGCCATTGGCAATTTGTCCGACCGCCTGCGTCCGCAAAACCTGGAGGAGGTGAAATGAAACTGCAACCTGCGTGGTACCCCTCACCCATCAACTTGCCGGAGGCCACGTCCGGCAAAGTGAGCATCAAGCACGTCATGGTGGAAAAGGAAACACCCATCATCGGTCACCGGCAGGCCTACTTGCGCGGCATCCGCCCGGTCAAGGCTATCCTGAAAGAGCCACTGCGGATCCACCAACTGATCGAAAAAGGGCACGGCTTGTGGATGACCGACCTGCCGGAGGAGTTGAACCAGATCCAGGAGATGCTGGCCGCAGTGAAGCCAAAAGGCCATGTGCTGGTGGGCGGGCTGGGCTTGGGCTTGGTGTCCATGTACCTGCCCAACGTGTCAAAAGTGGCAAGCATTACGGTGGTGGAAAAGAGCAAGGATGTGATCAAGTTGATTAAGCCGCACTTGCATCCGGGCATCAAAGTTTTCCAATCCGATATCCTCGAGTATATTAAGAAGGCCACGATGGCAGAGTATGATCATTACCTGCTTGATACGTGGTGCGGGACGAACGAGGGCACGTGGTGGGATGACGTCCTCCCGTTGCGCCGAGCAATCCGTTCACGCTGGGGCAACAAGCCCAAGATTCATTGCTGGGCGGAGGACATCATGTGGGGGCAAATTAAGCGCAAGTTGATGGATACCTGGCCACCCCACTGGCATTATGTGAAAGAGATCATGGCCTTGAACTCGCGCCAAGCCGAAGCATTCTTGCGTGACGCTGGGCTCCCAACGTGGGAAGCAACCTATGGGGAGGCCATCAACGCCACGTACAAGAAATAGATTCATTCAATTCAAGAGTGTTTTTCCACAACCACAAGGAGCATTAGCATGAAACAGCTTCTCATTTTGTTGTTTGTACTCACCCTTGCCGCTTGCGCTGTTGCACCTCGGCAAGATTCCTACTCCCTAATCGACCCCAACGGCGTCAACATGGCTCAGTACCAACAGGACTATGACCAGTGTGCCGCACTTGCTAACCAGACTAACGTAGGTGACCGCGCCGTAGGCGGCGCCGCGTTTGGCGCATTATTTGGCGCGGTAGTTGGTGCTGCGCTATGTGGTCGGAACTGTTCAGCGCAGATGGCTGGGTGGGGCGCCGCAGGTGGTGCTACTGGGGCCGCTGGGCGTGGAGCGCAGGAGCAGCAGACCACATTGCGAGCTTGCCTCGCAGGACGTGGATACCGTGTCATCCGATAGGACCCAACTCAAGGGGGCCGTAAAGGCCTTCTTGCTGGTGGGCCTTCCACCGATAATAAGGAGCATGACCAAATGAAACCCCAAGCAGCAATCCGCGCGCTCGCGCACCTCATCGCAATCAAGCAACCCACGTTCCTGTGGGGCCCTCCGGGCGTGGGCAAGTCCAGCATCGTCCGGCAGGTGGCGGAGGCCTACGGCAGCTTCGTGGACCTGCGCTTGGTACAGTTGGACATTATCGACCTCCGCGGCGTGCTGACGGTCGAAAAGGGGAAGGCGCAGTGGGCCGCCCCCGCGATGCTGCCCACAAAGGGCAAAGGCGTCCTGTTGCTGGATGAATTTGTCCAAGCCCTCCCGCTGATGCAGAACACCGCGTCGCAGTTGATCCTGGATCGCCGCATCGGCGACTACGTCTTACCGGAGGGCTGGGTAGTCCTCGCAGCGGGGAACAGGGAAGGGGACCGTGCAGCGACCAATAAGATGCCTAGCCACCTTGCGAACCGGTTCACGCACATCAACATTGATGTGGACTACGAGGACTGGCGGACGTGGGCACTGGCCAACAAGATCAATCTGATGGTGGTTGCCTTCCTTGGCTTCCGTCCCGCGCTGATGCACGTTTTCGATCCGGCTCAAAAGGCCTTCCCCTCGCCGCGCAGTTGGGAGTTTGTATCCCGCATCGTGAGCAACGGGGTGGACGATGAGACGATGATCGAAGTGGTCAGCGGCACTGTAGGGGAGGCCGCAGCGAAGGAGTTCGTCGGCTTCGTCCGCGTGTTCCGCGACCTGCCGGATTACGAAGAGCTGGTCAAGAATCCTGGCTCGGTGGATGTGCCGACCAACGCCGCTGCGTTGTACGCAATCGCGACGATGATCGGCACGAGGCTCACGGTGCGCGACATGCGCCACGTGTTCAAGTACGTGCAGCGGATGCCGGAGGAATTTCAGGTCCTCTGCACCCGGATGTTCGACCGCAATCCGGACCTGATCGAGACGGCTACTTACATCCAGTGGGCGGCCAGCCACAAGGACATTTTACTGAACCGCGCGTAGGAGAGATGAAATGAAACAGAAACAGAAAACGGTTAAGAGGTCACAATTGACAAATTGTGCGATGATTAGCGGCGGTGAGAAGAAGATTTCTCGAGTCATTCTTGATGGCACTGTGCGCAATTGGGTTGGGATAGGTTGGGTGGATGAAGGTAAGCCAACCACTCAGCAGCAGAAAGAATTACCAACGGTTATTGATTGAATCACCGGGCCTGAGGTATTAGGCCATAACTAGGAGAAGCAAATGAAAATTGAGATTAGGAGTCGATTCAACAGCGCGGTTTTGTTTTCGCTGGAAACTGAAAGCGTAAAACTATGCCTACAGGCGGCGGTGAAATCCAGAGCCAACCTGTGCGGAGCCGACCTGTACGGAGCTAACCTGGCCGGAGCCGACCTGGCCGGAGCCGACCTGTGCGGAGCCAACCTGTGCGGAGCCGACCTGTACGGAGCTAACCTGTACGGAGCTAACCTGGCCGGAGCCGACCTGGCCGGAGCCGACCTGGCCGGAGCCGACCTGGCCGGAGCTAACCTGGCCGGAGCTAACCTGGCCGGAGCCGACCTGGCCGGAGCCGACCTGGCCGGAGCCGACCTGGCCGGAGCCGACCTTGCAATGCAACTCGGTTGCCCAAATAAATGGGACGCTTGGACCTACATCAATAAAGAAGGAGTGCAACGGATACGGGTTGGGTGCAGAGATAAAAGCATTGCCGAGGGCCAGGCATACTGGGCAGACAAAAAAAATAGGCTCGAAGTGCTGGCTGCGCTCAACTATGCAAAAGCCATCGGAAAATTACGCGGCTGGAAACAGTAATTTTAACCATAATTAGAAGGAGAAGTGATCATGGCAACGAGTACAATGAAGTCCCTGCGGGAAAAAGCGGTGCTGGTCAAGTTTAGTGACAGCGTATGGACCGCGGCGAAGAAAGATGAGAAGGCCACGAAGCACGTCTTGGACGCTCATGCTGCGAAAAGCGGCGCAGGCAGCTTCAAGTCGAGGCTCGTGTCCAAAGCAGCGTTGGAGCATCGGTGGGACGTAAGCCACCATGCCCGGGCGTATCACATCCAGCACACTAGCCCGTGGATGGACGAGGGTGTGCGGATGGTGCCGGTCCGCATGTTGAAGGACTACTCAAAAGCAATGCGGGCGTACCAAGCGGAAGCGGAAGCGGCGGACAGGGAGTTCTTGTCCAAGCTGGACGAGCATATCCGTGAAGCCAAGATCCTGCGGGGCAAGCTGTTTGATCCCGCGGACTACCCAAGCAAGGAAATCCTCGCGACCAAGTTCGCGTTCCAGTTGGACATCATGCCGATCCCGGATGCTGGGGACTGGCGGCTCGAGGGGATGGGCGTCAAGGAAATGGAGGCTCTCCGTGCGCAAGCAGAAGGGGTGCTGACCAACTTGCAGCAGGCCGCGGTACGTGAGCTGTTCGAGCGCCTCGCGGAAGTGGTCACCCACTTGAAGGAGCGTCTGCAAAAGGACGACGCCAAGTTTCGCAATTCCTTGGTGGGGAACGTGAAGGAATGCGTGGAACTGGTCGCGCAGCTCAACGTGACCGGCGACCCCAAGCTCGAGGCTGTGCGGAAGGAAATTGAGACCAAACTTTCCAAACAGGATCCCGAGGAACTGCGGGACGCACCGGTGGTGCGGGGCAAGGTGGCCAAAGAGGCTGATGCCATACTCAAGAAAATGGCCAGCTACATGGGAGTTAAGAAATGAAAACGACAATCAATTCACGTATTGCGGAGAAACAGGCCGCTCTTGGTCGCGTTATAATTGCCTCGGCTGTTGGCGGCCAACCCTCTCTTGCAAAAGGGAGTAATTGTCGGGCGGTGGCTGATTCTTTCCTCCGGCAGTTTCCGGCCCTCACAATTGATCAGGTGATGGTCATTCCAGGCGCCCGCCGTCGATATCGTTCCGAAGGTTACCTCAACGTGATCGTGGTGCTGTGATGAGCAACCAAGATCTCCATCCCGCTTTCAAGCGGGCACGTCGGTCACTCTTGCTTGACCATCCGTTCTTCGGCAATCTCGTGATGTATCTCGAGCCGGTCGAAGACCCGTCCTGCAAATTGGTCTGGGTCAACGGCAAGCAAATCGGATTTAACCCCGAAGCGTTCGCTGCACTGCCGGCCAAAGAGGTGGCAGGCGTCCTTGCCCACGAGGTCCTGCATGCCGCCCTTGAGCATTGTGTGCGTAGGGGCGACAGGGACGCGGACACCTGGAATGATGCGGCGGATTATGTCATAAATCCGATCGTAGCTGACAGCGGGCTATCGTTGCCCCAAGGGGCACTGTCTAGCAGCGAGCACGCTGGGCGCACTGCGGAAGAAGTGTACCGCTTGCTCCAGGAGCAGAAGCAAAAAGATCAAGAAAATCAACAGGGTAGCGGTTCAGGGGTTGGGCAGAATTCCCAAGGAAATCAAGGGGATGCTGACGGAACGCAGGAAGGGGCGCAAGACGCTGTTCGCGGGCAAGCTGGGGCCAGCACAAGCGAGCAAGCTGGCGAAGCGGGTTCTAGCCCAACGAGCAATGGGCAGGGGCAATCCACAGCCCTTGGGCAATGCACGGGAGAGGTGCGGGATATGCCGGGGGACGATGGCCAGTCCGAAGCCTCCCCAGCGGAGCGCACTGCGAACGCCCAGGAGTGGCAGGTCTCAATGCAGCAGGCAATGAACAATGCTCTGTCGCAAGGCTCCATGCCTGCCGGGCTGATGCGCACTGTGCAGGAGGCGCTCACGCCCAAGGTAAGCTGGCAGGATGAGCTGCGGCGCTTCTGCACTGCGGTGGCGAGGGATGACCTGAGCTGGATGCGGCCCAACCGTCGCTACCTGCAACGGAAGATCTACATGCCCTCGATGAAAAGCGAAGGAATGGGGCCCATGGTGGTCGTGGTCGATACAAGCGGGAGCATCGGCTCCTACATCCTCGGCCTGTTCGAGAAAGAGATCAACGCAATCGCGGAAGACATGCACCCCGAGGCCATCCACGTCGTGTACTGTGACTCGGCGGTCGCAAGGACGGAGGAGTACAGCGTTGAGGACCTGCCGATTAAGTTGCGGCCGGCGGGTGGGGGCGGAACGGACTTCAGGCCACCCTTCAAGTGGATTGAGCAGCAGGGGCTGGAGCCTGCTTGCGTGGTCTATCTGACGGATTTATTCGGTTCATTCCCAGAACATGAGCCGGAGTGGTCGGTCTTGTGGGCAGCGACGAACGAACGGAAAGCACCATTTGGCGACACCGTCCAGATTCGATAATAAGGAGAATAGGATGAAAAGAAATGTAATCAAGCCAATGCTTGCGGTGAACGTTGATCCGGCTACGGTGCATTTCCCTGTCTTCGCGTCGCCGAAGCTTGACGGCGTGCGCGGCATTGTGATAGATGGGATTCTTCGGTCACGGTCGTTAAAGGCAATACCAAATCGGCACGTTATGCAAGCCTTCAGCAAACATTGGCTCAGCGGGTATGACGGCGAACTAATTGTGGGGAGCCCTACGGCGCGTGATGTATTTCGCGCCACGGGCAGTGCCACAAGCCGACAGGACGGCACACCAGCTGTCACGTTCTATGTGTTTGATAATTACCTTGCAGAAGGGGGGTTCGGTTCACGGCTTGGGTCACTGCGCACTTCACTAGGCGTGGTTGTGCTTGAACAGAAGGTGGTGCGCAGCATTAGTGAGCTGGTTGCTTATGAGAATTATTGCCTTGTAGCAGGTTATGAAGGTTTAATCCTCCGCGACCCAACTGGTATTTATAAGTTTGGGCGGTCAACAGTGCGTGAAGGTGGTATGCTCAAGGTTAAACGATTCCAGGACAGTGAGGCGGAGGTGCTTAAGGTGCTTGAGGAGTTTGAGAATACAAATGAACAGACCACCAATGAACTGGGTTATTCAAAACGCTCACACCACCAAATTGGTATGATTGGTAAGGGAAGGGCTGGTGCGCTCGCAGTTCGCGATCTAAAAACTGGAATTGAGTTTCAAATTGGTACTGGTTTCAATGATGAGGATCGCGTGTGGTTCTGGTCGCATAGAAAAGCAGCAGTAGGTAAAATTGTGAAGTACAAATCGTTCTTAATCGGTGTAAAGGATGCCCCGCGGTTCCCCGTGTATCTCGGTGGTCGTGAAGTTTGGGATTTATAACAAGAGGAGAAGCAATATGACTCAATTTATGAAGGATGAAATAAAGCAGACTGAACGCCGCACTGTAGATCGACGGAGGGCCCCAACAGGCCCCAACAAGGGAATCCGCAGCGGGGAGGAGCGACGAGTGAGCCCCGCGGTGGGTGAATTTGCGATCATGGACGCTGCGCGGCTACGCAAGCGGGAGGCTATCCTTATCGCTGCGCTGCGGTTCTACGCTCACCCTGTAAATTGGGAGACCCACGATCTCGCAGGGTCGGAGGAACCCGTTGCCCCTGTATGCCCTATTTTGGAGGATGTGGGTGACAGGGCACGACAAGCCATCCTGGAAGCGGAGAAGCTGACATGATCTATCTCTGCTCAAAAGGGCACATGGTTAGGGCCAATAACAGTGTTATCAATTTCGATTCTATTTGCCCACAGTGCAGAAAGAATGAGCGACGACAACAGAAAGTTTCTCGACAAGGATCGTTGAAGCTTTCTGGAGGGCGACGAAGGGGAGGGAAAAAATCATGATCGGAATCCGAGCCACATACTTTAATGGCCAGGTTATCTTGTTCCTTTGTCACGAGGAGTCCTACGCAAGAGATGTGGAAAGGGCAGTGCGAAGCAAGGGCAAGCCGAGGCACATGAAGCTAGTGCTGGGGCCATTCACGGACCTGGACCGCAAGGATGCAATACTGGAAGACCGATATGTGGGTAGTGAAAAGCGCATGCAGTAATGCTGGTCATGGTTATGAGAAGAAAAGCAAACACGACCAGGGGTGGGTTGCAAGCTGTATCGCAACCCACCCCTTGTCTTGATTATTGCGAGCGTAGCGAGCGGACAAGGTGGTAGCCGTACGTTTTGGGGGACGAATTAAATTCAAGTAGTCTTCGACAAATTCAAAAACTTCACACGTTCGTTTTCTTTTTTGGTATTAACGGGTTAATTACTCTGTTTGCGACACTTATCGCGTGGTTACTGATACCTATCGCGTGGTTACTGATACCTATCGTAGGCCTTTTCGACACTTATCGCAAAAAGTTAGTAGAAACTACGATACCTATCGCATGGCCTAAACTTGGTTAAAACATAGCTAGACAATTTTAATAACACGAAAGAGCATTGACAAACAATGATAGATAAATAAATATGCGTAAGTAAATTTGTGATGGAGGGTATATGAGCAGACCTATTATTAAAAGTTTGTTCCCAGCTGAGGTTATTACCGCGCCAGCTAAGGAAAAGATTCAAGTAAACAACCGTTATGCTCTTGCGGAGAAGAGGATGACTTTGCCGCAGCATCGAGTTCTTATGGGGCTTTTAGCTCTGCCGCAAACAGATAAAAACTTTGGACGGTTTAAGGTTTCGTTGAAAGGCCTTATGCATCTTGCTGGTTTTTCTACCTGGCGAAATAAGCGCGCGGTTCTTGATGTTATCCGTAATGTGGGGGATGGGGCATCTTTAGTAATTCCTGATTTTGAGGAGGGGCCAGACGGTAAGATTGGGATAGCTGTAGTTTGGCCTATTCGATACGCTTTTTGGGATGAGCAGGAGGAAGTGGTTTATTTTGAATTGAATGAGAAGTTGAAAGAGTTGCTTCTCAATTTGAGAAATGAAAATTTCACTTTGATTGGTATTGAGGAGTTTAAGCGGTTGCAGAGTGCCCGGGCGGCACAGTTATTCATTCTTGCTAGTTTTTGCCGAAAGTTAAATGAATCAAGATGCACCTTTGAAGTAGATTGGTTGAAAGTTTATTTGCGTACGCCTGAAGAATCAAGCTGGAATGATACTTGGATGTTGATGCAGCGGGCAGCCAAGGTTGTTCGAGAACATACCAGTTTTAACGTAGTGTTGACTCCTCGTAAGCGTGGGTTTGATAAGCGTAAAGTAACTCATATCACGTTGGGTTTCCGTGATGTTTTGGATGCTCCTAAGTTGGGGGAGGATTTTGAGCAGAAGCAGAAAGCCGCGTTAAAGAAAAAGAAGGAGAAGCAAGATAAAGATCAGCGGGTATTTATGCGGAAGCTGTATGGTAAGGGAGGGGAGGTTGCTCCTGATACTTTTCAAGTAGATACGTGAGCAGATAGCACTTGCAGATCGCTAGTGCCCCTCGCTTATACTGTGCGCAGCGGGAAAACTTTTCAACAATATTCTTGGAGCACAAAATGCCGAAGAAGCATATCGCGGTAGGGGTGGGGCGACCTTTGGGGACGAAGAATTCATCCGCGCTGGAGCGGATAAGACAGGACAAGGACAAAATACTCGACGCTAGTCGATTAAAGGCATTAACTGGGGATGGACCTGCCGCGACGTTTTGTTTCACCGCAATTGGTGAACAGACAACGAGCCGCCGCCGTGTCCGCCCCGCTTGAGCTGGTGGAGGCGGCAGCAAAATTAACCGTAGATGAGCTTGATGTTCTTATTTTGAAGTTGCGCTGCTTAAAGACGGTACAGCCGAAGAGGAAGGCAGGAGAAAAAGTTTCTGCTCGATATGGGTTTCATAGTCCTTTATATGAAGCTCTTCGTCATCGGCTTAACTCTTTGGGGCATCATCTGCCTTCATGCGATGAGTTTCTTACATATTCGTCTCGTGCTAAGAGTTTTCTGGTAGAGGAGGAAGCCTTGTGGAAATGGTTGGTTCCAATGTTTCCTCCCGGTAATATCCCCATAAATAAGAACGCCATTGCTGCTTGGTTTGCTGACTTGGCTCTACCACATATTCAAGAATCTAAGAATTTGTGGGTTGGGATATTAATGACAGTTCGTGAGGCTCCTCACGTTATAGACCAAGATTTCCCAGGGTATGCCCAAGCGGGGTGGCTACCTTTTCTTATCAATACTGTATTGAAAGGCGGCAATCATGTTCGGGACGAATCCAGCGCGGAAGCAGGAGTTGGGCAACGGGCAAGAGCTACGGGTTCAGGAGGTGTTCCTCACCATTCAAGGTGAGGGCCCACTGGCGGGAACGCCGGCGATATTTCTACGCACAGAAGGCTGCTCGCTCCATTGTAAGTGGTGCGATTCCGAGTTTGATTCCGGGTATTCAATAAGTCTCAAAGGGCTCCTTACTCAGGTGGTGGAGGTGAGGGGGGAGTCGGAGGCCGAGCTCGTTGTGATCACTGGCGGTGAGCCGATGCTGCAAAACATTGAGCCCCTCTGTTCCAATCTCATTAGCCTCGGGTACCGTGTCCAGATCGAAACAGCAGGCACGTTGTGGGTGCCTGGGTTGGAGGATATGGCTGAGCTGACGATTGTGGTGTCCCCCAAAGTTCGCAAGGTTCATCCGATGATTGAGAAGCACGCCACCGCTTGGAAATATATTGTGACCGCAGGTGAAGTGGATGTGGACGGTTTGCCGATCGGGTCCACGCAGCGGGGGGTAGATGTTGAGGGTTTGAAGAAGCAACGAATGCCCTCGCTTATTGCGAGGCCTCCGAAGGGTACCACAGTGGATCATATCTTTGTGCAGCCGTGTGACGAGCACGACTTGATGAAGAATGAGAAGAATACCGCATTCGCTGTTGAACTTGCTATTAAGCACGGCTATCGTCTTTCCTTGCAACAGCACAAAATTCTCCATATCTCCTAGGCGGCAATGGCGGACCGCCTCTCTGGTTCTCAACAAGAGAACCTGCTCGTACTCCTTGCGTTCAGCGAGTCCTGCTGTCAGCTTGTCCGCAACAGCGTTGACTCCTCCCTCTTTTCCTCCGATGTATTTCGTGACATCGTTGAGCGGGTCTCCGACTATATCGACCGCTTCAAGAAACCCCCAGGCTCTCACCTCCCTGATCTATTCGACGACGTCTTTAATACTGCCCATCCTCAAAAGGAACTCTATGAGGGGGTCATCCGCAATGTGTACGAGCTGTCGCAAGGCATCAACGAGGAGTACGTCCTTGGGCAGCTTGAGAAGTTTGTCCGCCAGCAACAGCTCAAGTTGGGCATAGTCGCGGCGGGTGATGCGCTGCAAGCGGGTGACCCCGAGCGGGCGGAAGTGATTCTTGAGGCTGCGCTGAAGAAGCGACTGTCCCTGTTCCGGAAGGGCTCCACGCTTGAGGAAGGTCTAGCTCGTCTAGCCGCAAAAGAGGACAGCAGCGGCGACTGTGTTTTGGTGGGCATCAAGGATCTGGATATCCGCAAGTTGGTCCCCACGCGGAAAACATTGCACACATTTATCGCAGCGTCGGGCAAGGGGAAGAGCTGGTGGCTGACGCACGTTGGCAAGAGGGCACTCTTGCAGCGGTGGAAGACGTTGGTGATCACGCTTGAGATGAGCGAGGATGAATACATCCAGCGTTTCCTGCAGAGCTTGTTTGCAGTGGGTAAGCGGAAGGCGCGGTACATGGTTACCCGCTTTGGGCGCGACACGCTGGACCGGCTGATTGAGCTGAAGTGCAATGAGCAGGTGCCGGTGGATTCGTTTGACGATGACGCGACGTTCGCGAAGCTGAGTAATAAGCTGACCAATATCCACGCCCGTCGCAATTTGATCGTCCGTCAGTTTCCAACGCGCTCTCTTACGATGAATGGATTCCTGGCCTACTTGGATGCTCTCGAGCGCTTTGAGCAGTTCGTTCCGGATATCGTTTTGGTGGACTACCCTAAGCTGATGAATGTGGACCCGAAGAATTTCCGTGTTGAGTTGGGTATGCTGTTTGAGGACCTGCGCGGCATAGCGGTGGATCGGAATATAGCCATTTGCGCAGCGCATCAATCCAACCGCGCTGGTGCTCTTGCGAAGGTGGTTCTTGAGACGGATGCCCAAGAGGACTGGAGTCTTGTGGCCACATCGGATCATATTTTGACCTACACCCAGTCGTTGAAAGAGAAGCAAGCGAACCTTGGCCGGTTGTTTGTAGCGAAGGGGCGGACGGACGAGGATAAGTTCATGCTGTTGATATCCCAAGCCTACGCGATAGGCCAGTTTTGTTTGGATACTGTGCGGATGAACGACAGTTACCAAGAACACTTAGACGTGGTGGTACGGAATGCTAATCAAGGGCCGGTCGCTAAAAAGCGGCCAAACATTCTCACGCCGTAAAAAGGCGGAGGCGATTTTTGCCCACTGCCTGATCTCTCCGAAGGTGGTGCAGGAGTTCATTGACCGGCCCCGTGAGAGCCACACATGGATGAAGGGGCTGAAGCGGAAAGAGTTGGAAGACCTGGTGTATCCGGATTGGGACCAGTTTGAGAAAGAGCCTTTCCAGCACCAGCTTGTGAGCATCGCGTTAGGCATTGCCTATCCGCAGTTCCTCCATTTGCTTGACATGGGATTGGGGAAGTCGGCTATATGGTTGGCCTTGCTGCGGTACTATAAAGCGGAGCGTGGGTTAGGCCGCTCTCTTATTCTTGTTCCACGGGCGGTGAACGTGGAAAGTTGGACGAAGCAGATTAAGATCCACGCGCCGAACCTCACCTACGCGAAGCTGTTGGGCAGTGCGGAGGATCGTGAGCAGTTGATTGAAACTGACGCTGACCTGCTTATAATGAACTACGCTGGGCTCATGGTGTATATGACGGAGTTTGGCACAGGAAAAAAGAACAAGCAGAAGCGGTTTCCGGTCCAATCCAAGGTCAATAAATTCGTGAAACGATTTGCCAACGGTGGTCTAATACTGGACGAGAGCCACAAGATGCTGGGCTCCCAAGACTCCCTTGTCCATCGACTCACATCCCGCGTGGCCAAGCAGTGCATGGTTCGGTTCGGTGGGACTGGAACACTATTTGGGCGTGACCCGTTGAAGGCATGGTCGCAGTTTAAGGTGGTGGATGATGGGGAGACGTTAGGCCCCACAATGTCTCTTTTCCGCCAGGCCTTTTACAAAGGTGGAGTGAATCATTTTGGGGGTATTGACTGGCGCTTTGACTCCTCAATGGAGAAGGACGTTCATCGGATCATCCAGCATCGGAGCATCCGGTATGAGGACGCTGAGGTACAGGATCTGCCGGACGTGGTCTCAAACGTGATCCCCATTGAGCTGACCGCGGAGCAGAAGCTTTACTATAACAAGGCCGTTGAAGCGCTCACGCAGTCTCGAGGCGACTTTCGGCTGACTGACAGTTTCTTCCACCGCACGCGACAGATCACAGCAGGGTTCATGGGCTTGAAATCGGACGAGGGAGAAAAGGCGGAGTATGTATTTGAGGATAACCCCAAGCTCGAGGCGTTGCTGTCACTCCTTGAGTCTGTGCCGATCGACACAAAGGTGGTCATATTCCATTACTACCGTTTCACCGGCCAGCTGATTGAGCTTGCGCTTGCAGAGCTTGGCGTGAAAAATTATGCGGTGCTGCGGGGAGGGGTGAAGCGGCCGATTGACCATTACAATCGTTTTCTTAATGACCCTGGGTGCAGTGTGCTCGTGGCGAACACGGAAAGCGGAGGAACAGGGATTGATGAGCTGCAGAACGTCTCCCGCTTTGTGATCTTTTATGAGCTGCCGCCAAGCACCTCCGAATTTTGGCAAGCGTGGAAGCGGGTGTATCGCACAGGGCAGAAGCGGAGGGTGTACCGATACCTGCTTGAGGCGGTGGGCACAGTGGATGAAAAAGTGTGGGGGTTCATCGAAGAGGGGCGCGACTTGTTTAAGGCCATTTGTGAGGGGAGGCGTGATGCTCAACTCCGTAAGATTTGACTGGCTCCGCTTCTGCGAGAAGCACAATATCGAATTCGTGACTGCTGGGCCGAATACCAAAAATGGCGAAATATCGGTCAAGTGTCCTTTTTGTGGCCAGTCGGATCCATCGCAGCATCTAGGCCTTTCTCTCAAGGCGGCTTCCCCTTCGTGGGGTTGCCTGCGGGATGGCCGGCATCGTGGGCGGAATCCTGTCCGCTTGATTCAGAAGCTGATCAATTGCACTCAGCAACATGCGGAGAAGCTCGTGGCCGCGGGCTCCGCTTATGTGGACGACTTTGATGCTACGCTTGAGCGTCTGCGCGCGACAGAGCAGGAGACGTTTTTCGCGGCGCCGCAACGACAAGCAAAGATGCTTCCAGAGTTCCACCCTATGTGGGTAGCGACTAGCCGAGGGCGTGATCGGTATTTGTCCTACCTCGAGTCTCGCGGTTTCCGCCCAGCGAATGAAACAGCGCAGGTCTTCGCCCTGTACTATGCACGGGTGGGTGACTACAAGGAGCGAATAGTCATTCCAGTGTTTGGATTTGAGGAGGAAATAGTGGGGTGGACTTCCCGCACAGTACGGTCTGACGTGTCGCTGCGGTACAAGGCCAATCCAGAGCTGCCACGTGATGCGGTGTTCAATGAGGACGTGGCTTACGCGCAGGTGAAGGATGGAGATGTTCTTGTGATAACTGAGGGGCCGATGGACGCGATGAAGATCGCGATGTATGGAGAAGGCTGTACTGCTGTGGCGCTTCTGGGAGTCGCGGTCAGTAAGGAAAAGTTTAGTCGTATCGTTAAGATTGCAGCGGCCGCGAGGTCTGTTATATGCTTACTGGACCAGGACATTTTGTCCGCAAATCCGAGGCTAACATGGCAGTTGGAGGAGGTGGTGAGGGGAGGAAAAGTTCAGCTAGGTCGTTTGCCTAATGGGGTAAAGGATCCCGGTGACCTCACCCAAATCCAAGTTCAAGAATTAACTCGAGAATGGAGTCATTGATGTTCACTTGTACGAAGACCTATGATAACTTGCCGTGTGCGCACCGGCAGTGGCGGCATGATTCAAACTGTGCGGTCATACACGGGTACTCCCGCAGCTTCATTTTTTCTTTCGAGGCCAAGGAGCGAGACAAGTGTGGATTTGTGGTGGACTTTGGTGACCTGGGTTGGTTGAAAGACTACCTCGAACTCAAGTTTGACCATACGCTGTTGATCCAGGATGATGACCCCTATTTGGAACTGTTCCGTGAATTGCATAAGGTCGGCGCTTGCCAGCTGACGGTGGTGCCGTCCACGAGCACGGAGGGGATGGCGGAGATGGTGTGCAAGTTTGCAGACCAGGAATTGCGTGAGCGGACGAAAGGCCGATGTTGGATCTTGTCTGTGGAGTGTCGAGAGAACAGCAAGAACTCGGCGACGTATTTTAACCCGAACATCGGATTCCGAGGTTGGGAATAGGGTAACGGCCTCCCCTAAATTTTAATTGGCCATTTCAAGCAAGGAGAAGTGAAATGAGTGCAGTCCTGAAGGAAATTCTGGCGGTAACGAAGGCGAAAGCGCAGGGAGCGAAGGAAGCAGGCGAAGCCTTCCGCTTGCGGCTGGTCCAAGCGATGGAGAAGGTGCCTGACGATGTGTACGGAGAGCTCTCCCCAGAAACGCAGGCCTGGCATGCGGCGGCGGTGGAAGCGGTGTCGAAGAAGGGAGTGATTCCTGGCTTTACGGCCGAGCCGGCTGCCGCTGCTGATGCCAAGACTGAGGCCAAGAAACCTGACGCAAAGAAGAAACCGGCAGCGGCGGCCAAACCTGCCGCAAAGAAGCCGAACGTGAAAGCGCCTGCAGCCAAACCTGCAGCCAAACCTGCGGCCAAACCGGTGGCAGCGAAGGCTCCAAAGGAAAAAGCGGAACCCAAAGATCGCGTTCGCAGCGATGAGCCGCAAGAGTCCGCTGCCGACATGACCAAGTATCTGCTTTGCAAGAACCCCAAGCTGACGCCGGAACAGGTTATGGAACAGTTGAAGGCGAAGAAGATCACGGCCAGCGAAGACCTGGTCCTCGTCGAAACTGTCCGTACCAAGCGCGTTATCCAGTTCCTCCGCGTACTCGGCAAGCTGGCGTAAGCCGGCTTGGGTGGGGTACAGGGTGAGAACTCTTTCGTTTGGGGAGGCTTATTCGGCTGCCTGCCAACTTCTTACGAAGCTGGGGGGCAGTGAACGCCTTCGGGTGTACGGGGTGCCACGAGGGGGGCGAAGTGCAGCTATTCTTTTGGCACTTGCGGCTTCTAATCACGGTACTCCTGTTCACTCTGTAGTTGATACCCCGGAGGAGGCCAACCTCATTATTGATGATTTGGTTGCATCTGGGGCCACTCGGGCACGATATCAAGGGGAGAGGCGACTGTTCGCTAGTCTTTTCACCAAGAGAGCGAAAGAGGATGCTGCCGACGGTCTAAATTCATTTTTTGGTGCAATGCTCCCCGCGGATGAATATGTGATTTTTCCGTGGGAAGGCGATGCGGTCCACAGTGCGGATGATATCCCAATTCGCTTGTTGGAGTTCATTGGGGAGAATCCAAAGAGAGGTGGGCTTCGTGAGACTCCAGCCCGATTCCTTAAAGCGTGGCAGGAATGGACCGCAGGGTATGGTCAGGATCCTAAGGCCGTTCTCAAGGAGTTTGAGGACGGCGGGGAAAAGTACGATGAAATGATAGTGGTCAGCGGAACCCCTGTGTTTTCTCATTGTGAACATCATATGGCCGCGATTTTTGGGTGCGCCCACGTTGGGTATATCCCCAATGGGAAGGTAGTAGGCTTATCCAAGATCCCCCGGCTTATTGAAGTGTTTGCTCGCCGTCTGCAGGTACAGGAGCGCCTGACCGTTCAGATTGCTGACGCATTGCAGGAGCATTTGAAGCCGAAAGGGGTGGGGGTCATTTTGCAGTGCCGGCACCTCTGTCTGGAGTCTCGGGGGATTCAGAAGATGGGCACGATAACTACCACGTCTTCTCTGCGTGGCCGTATTAAGGAAGATCCGCAGACGCGAGCAGAGTTCTTGTCGTTCACGCGGAGCGGTATATGATTCAGCCCATCTCTACTCTCATCTACGTGACCACACGCTTTGCAGCGTATCACCGATGGAAAGATGCGCCACATGAAGTAGCTTTCCTCCGGAACTGGCATCGGCACTTGTTCCATGTGAAGGTCAGCTTGCGGGTGTCACACAATCAGCGTGAGCTGGAATTCTTCATGATGCAGCACAGCCTTATTCTCTTCGTGCGGCGCACGTTCGAGGAGAAGAAGTTTGAGCTGTCTTGTGAAGATATTGCACAGCAGATTGCAGAGTTCTTCGTACAGTATGGTGAGGGGGTACTGGCGGAGGTAGAGGTATCGGAGGATGGGGAGAATGGCGCCATCCTTTATTTCAAGGGGGAGGGGTAGACCATGTTATATGATTTTCCGATAGAGCCGCTCGATATGCGATATAGTGCGCAGTGGCGGAAGTGGTTCGCGGAGGAGTATAACCGATTGGGGGTCGTGTGGGATCGGGTTGATCCTCTGTATAAGCCTGCGGAACGCATAGCGCGCGGGCAATTCCTGGACGCCATCCACACGAATATCTACAAGGGGAAGCAGATTGAACTGTTCCTTGAGCAGGTGGCAGGTGGGCATGTAAAACCTCACGATGTGGTCTTTTTACACGACGTCTGGTTTCCAGGCCTCGAGGCTTTGTTCTATGTGCGTGATGCCCTTAAGTTGCCTTTCTATATCTGCGGGTACCTCCACGCCGGCACCTACGATCCGTGGGATTTCCTTACACGGCAGGGGATGGATAGCTGGGGGAAAGATTTAGAGCAGGCTTGGTTTCGCGGCGTGGACAGGATTTTCCTTCACAGCAACTTCCACGAGCGCCTGCTGCGGTCGAAGCGGATGGTGCCCGGGGATAAGATCCGCAAGGTAGGATTTCCATTCCTCTTGCCAAATACGGAGTGGTCCGCAGGGAAGAAGAAAAACATTGTGGTCTTCCCGCATCGTTTGGCCCCAGAGAAGCAGCCAGAGGTATTTGATCAGCTCGCGGAGAAGTTGGCGAAGGAATTGCCTGGCTGGCAGTTTATCAAATCTCAAGCGATCCCGCGGACGAAGGAACAGTATTATGATCTTTTGTCTCATGCCAAGATTGCGTTTTCCGCAGCGCAGCAGGAAACATGGGGGATCTCGATGCAGGAGGCTACGCATCACGGCTGTATCCCGGTGGTGCCCTCGCGGCTTGCCTATCCTGATGTCTACGACCCGGCGTTTCAATACAACAATATGGACCACGCGGTTCAATTGGTGCTGCGGTACGCAAAGGGGTATGAGCACATGGTTCATGGCCAGCTCTTCGCACAGACGGAAAAACGGTTGCATGATTTGGGGCATGGCGCGATTGAACGGATCGTGACCGAGATCCGGGCCATGGGAGGAAACTGTTAATGCTCACGCTTGCGCTAGACAGCGGCGCCCACAGTCTGTTCCATAAGTTCATGATGCCCAAGACGGGGGGAGGGGTGAGCGGGGAGAACATCAACGTCCAAGCGCGGATCTATACGCAGATAGATTCAAGTTACTACCGCAGTCCTGCGTTCAAGAAGTATTTTGATGAGTATGTGAAGTTCTGTCACGCCAACCTCAAGCAATTCAAATTTGTGGTTACCATCGACGCGATCTTTGACCCGAAGCTTTCCTACGAAACTACAATGGAGTTGGTGAAGCAAGGGCTTACGCCGATCCCTGTCTTGCATCCCGGGGAGGATTATTCTTGGTTGAAGAAGTACTTGGACAAGTTTGATTATGTGGGGCTCGGCGGCCTCGGCCAGTTCTTTTCTAAGCCAAAGTACCTCACCTGGGCCGACGCCGCGTTCAAAATGATGTGTGACGCCAAAGGGCGGCCCAATGTGCGGGTGCATGGCTTCGCGATGGCAAGTTACAGCTTGATGGCCCGCTGGCCGTGGACAAGTGTGGATGCCAGCAGCGCGTTCGTTCATTCCCGTAATGGGGCAATCCTCCTCCCTAAACCTGTTATAAAACACGGCAAGCATGAAGGGTGGGACTTCTCTGGTCAGCCCCGGCCGGTGTGGATGACGAAGCGGCGTGAACATGCTTCGGGTTCTTATTGGCATCAAACGCCCCGGGTGCAAGCAATGGTTCAGCAGTATTTGGCAGAGCTTGGGGTGGAAGTGGATCAAGTGGCGGAGGAGTATGTCTACCGCGACTATGCCAACCTCTTCTGCATCTACAAGGTGGAGCAGGCCGTCCAGGCGCAGAACGCGGAACGCTTCGGCCCTGATTGGCGGTTCAATTTCTTTATCAGTGGCAAGCCCTCGCAGACTGAGGAGTTGTTCTTGCAATGCCTGCCGATGTTGAAAGAGATTGGTATTCCGGAGGTGAAATACCTTGGCACGTTTTGGCTCCCCAAGCCCATCAAGAAATTCATGGAACATAAAGGAGGGTGATCATGCAAATTATTCCTAGTCGAATCCTGTCGTGGTATTGGGGTCAGCAGTATGACGCGGTTGGGGCTCGTTTGAAGACTTTGGAGATCACGAAGCATGACCTCTTGTTAGACACGCGGAAGCAGGTGGAGGCTATACAGCGCGAGCGGCAGAAGTTGAGTAATCGTCGTGCGTGGGTGCAGTCGCGGTTGCTGCAACATATTCAATTAAACTGAGGAGAAGAAGTGAAAACAGCAGACCTATTGTTTGTTCTTAATGCAGCAAAGACCTCTCTTGTGGGGGTGGATTTTATCCCTATTCTCAGCCACTTCTGTTTCGCTGGCGATACCGTGCACGCCTACGATGACGTGAGCGCGGTGATCGTGGCCCTCGAGACCGGGATTAAGGGCGCGGTGAAAGGTGATACGCTGCTTGGCATCCTCGGGACGTGCGGGGAGGAAGTGGAGTTGGTGCAGAAGGGCCTTACCCTTACAATCAAAACGGATACCGGTGATACGGACCTCCCTATGTTGTCAGAGAAGGAGTTTCTGTTCAAATTCCCCGACGATGCCTCAAGTTGGGAGACCCCGCTCGACGATACGTTCAAGGAAGCGCTTTCCCGCTGCTCTGTCACTGTTGGACGCGACCCGCGCCGTCCCGAGTTTATTGGCATTACGATCATGCACGGAAGGGGCCCTGGAGCCCTTTTCTACAGCACGGACAACATATCGCTGTCGCGCTATACGGTGGGTGAGCCGAAAAACATCAATGCCCGCGCTGTCCTCCCCAAGCCTGCTGTGGAGCAGGCGTTGAACTTGGCCAAGTTGACGGAAGAAGCACCGTCCCTGGGCATGAGCGGTACGACGGCCATTTTCTCTTTTGCCACTACGCCGCCCATCTTTGTGATTGCACGGTTGATGGAGTTCAAAGGGACGGACTTCGAGGCGGTGATCAGCCAGCACAGTGAAGGGTATGCTGGCTTTGACGTGCCGGCGGACCTCGAGCGGGTCATCGAGCGGAATTGTGTGATCCTGAACAAGTCCGCGGAAAAGAACACCACGCTGTCGGTGAACGACAAGACGTTGAGCATTAATACTGAAACAGCTCTTGGGAAGGCTGGCACCAACCTGGCAATATCTGCGAAGGTGCCGCAGGCCAAGGTGGTGGTGAATGCGGAGATGCTCCGGCGGGTGCTGTCGTTGGCAACGGAGATGGGGGTGACAGAGCGCTCAATTTGCCTGCGCAGCGATTCCTTTGTCCACGTGATTAGTGGTATCGGCACAAGCAAATAATCCTGTGGGCTTCTTTTATTCCTCGGAGGAGAGGGCGGTTACCGCGCCCTCGCGGCAGCTTTCGCTCCTCTCCACTACGACTCTTTCCTGCCGCAACTGTCCGTTGGACAAGATTGTGCTGCGGCACCCGAAGATGCTGCCCACAGGGGATGCTCCTCACCCACTGATTTATATTCTTGGTGAGGCCCCAGTTTGGGATGATGATAATGCTGGGGTTCAATTCAGCAGCGATGGCGGGAAGTTTTTGCGTGGGTTCATTCCATCAAAATGGTTGAAGCGTATTCGGTGGAATAATTCTGTACGTTGTAGGCCAGTTACCGATGGAAGTGATCGAGCGCCAACGGATCTGGAGTTGGCTTGCTGTTCTAAGTTGCAAGAGGATGACATTGCGGCGAGCAAGCCCAAGATTGTCCTTGGTTTTGGCGGCATTCCACTCAAGTTGCTGACCGGTGTGAGTGGGATTATGAATTGGCATGGTCGGAAGTTACCGCTACGAATCGGTGGGCACGCGGTGTGGTACTTCCCCTTGCTACATCCTGAGTACGTTGCGCGAGTGCGGCATGATAAGAAGAAAGGGGAGGAGTGGGTCCGTTTCTTTTCCCGTGAGTTGCAGGCGGCGTTTGATTTCCTCGAGCATTATGTTCAGCCTTCCCCGGAGGATACCAAAACAGTATTTCACAATATCCGGTCCATTACAAGTTGGAAAGTGGATGACGTTGCTGATGCTCTTGCGGAAGTGGGGGTTGGGCCACACGGTTTGGATATTGAAACGAACGGTTTGCGCCCCTATGCCAAGGGGGCGAAGATCCTTTCCATTGCTGTGGGCACTTATGAAAACACTGTTTCCATCCCTGTCCGGCATCGGGAAGTGAAGTGGACAGAGCCGCAGCTGAAGCAGCTGGATGAAGTCATCCGTGAGTACCTGTTGGGAAGCGGGAAGAAGTGGTGTCACAGCGCGAAGTTTGAGCAGGAGTGGTTGTCATATTTCTATGGTGAGGACCTCCTGTTTGAGACCGAGTGGGGTGACACAATGGCTCAGGCTCACGCTCTGTTCGCTCGGCAAGGGATAAAGGAGGAGAGGCGGATCAATTCGTTGGACGACGTCTGTTTGCGGTTGTTTGGGTTCCTGCTGAAAAAGTTTAGTGACGTGGACCGTACGCGGGTGGACGAGTATCCACTTGAGCAGGTGTTGCGGTACAACGGGGGGGATACCAAATACACTCACGCAGCTTCGTTGATTCAGGAGGCAGAGCTTCAGGAACGAGGCTTGATGCACGTCTATGAATTCCTCATGGGGCGAACTCGCAGTATGGTCAGGACGCAGGCGAAGGGGCTGGTGCCCAATACTGCGATGATCGTGCAGTTGAGCAAGTCCCTTGCCGCGGATATGGCCGCAGCGGAAGCGAAGATTGCGACGAACGGAAATGTGAAAGCGTGGGAGCAGAAGCGGCAGAAGAAGTTCAAGCCCACCTCCCCGACGGATGTGAAAGATTTATTGATTGAGTTGGGGTACAAGGACCAGATGCTGGTGGGGAAGAAGTACAGTACGGAGGAAGAGGTCCTAGTTAAAATAGATCATCCCGCTGCACAGGGCACCCTGATCGTCCGCTCTAATCAGAAACTGTTGGGGACGTTCGTCGCGCCGTATCTTCCCACTGGAAACCGTCTTTATGCGGACGGTTTGATCCACAGCAACTTTAATCATCTTGTGACGATTACTACTCGGCTTGCTTCAGAGGATCCAAACGCCCAGAACTGGCCTAAGCGAAAGAATCGGGAGATCCGTAACATCATTTGCTCACCTGAGGATTGTATCATTGCCTCTCTTGATTACGGCCAGATTGAGGCACGTATTTTAGCGATGGCTGCGAAGGCGAAGCGCTTACAGAAAGAATTGTGGGGTGGCCTTGATATTCATGCGTATTGGACGCAACGGTTTTTGGATAAGGCCCCAGGGTGGAAAGATTACCTGATTGAGGAGTTTGAGGTTGATCCGAAGGACAAGAAGCTGATATTCAAAACTGGCCGCAATGAGATTAAGAATAACTGGGTGTTTGCCAGCTTCTACGGCTCTGTGCCGGAGGCATGCGCTGCCATGCTGCGAGTGCCTGTGGAAGTGGCGCAGGAGATCGGGGAGGAGTTTTGGGGTGCCTACCCTGAGGTACGAACGTGGCAGCAGCAGGTTAAAACGAACTACATCAAGACCGGCTACTGTGAAACGCTTTTTGGATGGCGGCGGTACGGTCCCTGCTCGATGAATGAGCTGACCAATACCCCGATCCAAGGTACTGCGGCGCACGTGGTGTTGGATAAGATGGATGAGCTGACACTCTGTTCGTATGAAATGGACAAGCCGCAGTACCAGCCCATTTTGAACGTGCATGATGACTTGACCTTTTATTTGCCGAAGAAAACAGCAGAAGAGGATATTGAGTTCATCGCGAACAAGATGTGTGACTGCCGGTACGATTTCATTTCGGTTCCCATTGTGATAGAATTGGCCATTGGGGAGACTTGGGGAGCATTAGAGGAGGTGGCCAAGTTTGGCTCCCAGGATAACGCAGATTGGCTATTGTGGTACAAGGAGAAAGAAAATGGCTAGACCCAGCATTAAGAAGGAAGAAGTGAAGCGTGATGACAGGCCGTTGCACATCAAATATCGCCCCCAGGATTTGACTGAGGTACTGGGGCAGGAGGCGGTGCTGGCGTCGTTGGCTTCAGTGCTTCAGCAGCATACCCCGCACGCATATCTCCTCACGGGGCCCTCGGGCACGGGGAAGACAACGATTGCGCGGATCATTGCGAAGATCGTGGGGGCGGAAGAGGGCATCCTTGAGATTGATGCAGCGACGAATAGCGGTGTGGACGATATGCGGCAGGTTACGAGCATGGTGCAGTACCAAGCTCTTGGTGAACAGCCGACAAGATTTGTGATCATAGATGAATGCTTCGCGCCAGATACTTTGGTGAATACCCCAACCGGGCTTGTGACCATAAAAGATATTCGAGTGGGCGATTTCGTTATCGGATTGAAAGGGGTTCGACAGGTCAGGACTGTATTTAGGAACAAGGTTGCATTGACACGGATTATCCGCTTGCGTTTGGCAGATGGAAAAAGTATTATTTGCTCACGGGACCATTTATTTCTAACTCCAGAAGGATGGGTACCTGCGGGAGAACTTGACCATGTCAAATCAATATGCAAAGTTCGAGACAGATTACCAGCACATTTGCCGGAGATGCAAAGAGATTTTTGTGAGTCGTTTGCCAGGAACTACTTACTGTTTGGTGTGTCAGAAAGAACGCCGAGCCAATACTTGTCCGGAATGTGGGAAGAAGTATTGGTCATGGTCAAAGCATTGTTCACGGGAGTGTGGCAATATTGCAGCGGGGAGGAAGCGAGCTCATCCTCGATCGGAAGAAGTAAAACAAAGTGTAAAAGAAGGGGTAGAACGATCAAAAGTAGAGAATCCGGAAATTTGGAAACAGGTAGCCAAGGATTGTTCCGAGAGGATGAAGAGAAACAACCCGTCGCGGATGCCTGGAGTTTTCGAGAAAATGCGGGCCACAAAGGAGGCAAAGGGTTCTCTTCATATATGGAAGGGGAAGAGGGGTGGAAATGGCCAGCACACCTCAGAGCAGCTCACCCTTCAGCGGCTTTTACGCTGCGAACTGGAGTTTGTAATCCATACAGGGCGTTCTCCTGGGGAGGACGGTTGGCCCTCCAATTACAAGGTGGATTTAGCATTGCCCAAGATCAAGTTGGCTGTAGAGGTGGATGGGAGAGGGCATCAAAATCCGCGAGTGAAGGCTTTAGACCAGAAGAAAGATCAGAGGCTGGCCAGCTTAGGATGGCGAGTGTTACGAGTATTGAACGAGGAAGTGAGGCAATCCGAGACAGCGGTATTCAAACGGATATTTTCGACGGTATTGAGTATGCGGAATTTATTGATCTTGAAATCGAAGGGCACCCGTCCTATGCTGTTGAAGGGTTGATAGTACATAATTGTCATTCCCTTTCCAAGGCCACGTGGCAATCCTTGCTCAAGTCGATTGAGGAGCCACCGGATCATGTTTTTTGGGCATTTTGCACCACAGAGGCAAACAAGGTTCCGGATACTATCCGCACTCGCTGTCACACCTACGACCTCAAAGGGGTGCAGTGGGAGGTGATCGCGGAGTACCTTGAGCAGATTGCCAAACTGGAAGGGATCGTAGCCACAGATAAATGCTGTGGCATGATCGCGCGGAAGGCGGACGGTAGCGTTCGGCAGGCGTTGCAATATCTCTCCATGGTAGATGGTCTTGAGGACGAAAAGCAGATACAGCAGATCCTCGAAACAGCTCTCGAGAATGTGGAAGCGATAGACCTCGCCCGTTTCCTGGTCAGCTCGCAGGGCCGCACATGGGCCGAAGCGACGCGGAAAATAGATGCTCTTGCAGGGGTAAATCCAGAGAGCGTGCGGCTGGTAATTGTGAATTACATCACAGCTATATTGGCCAAGGCCAAGGGTGACAAAGAAGTGGTCCGCCTGCTCCGTACGCTTGGCGCTTTCAGCAGTCCGTTTTACAATGCTAGTGAGAAGAACGCGCCGCTGTACCTGGCCGTTGGGTCCGTAATTTTTGGAGGAGAAGAGTAATGGCACGCCCTACTATCAGAGAGGTTGCTCCGCTGCCTGAAACGCAGGATTCGTTTGTAGCGGAGTACCGAGGTTACCTGGCCATCGACAAGAACGCTTTGGACGATGCGTTGCAACAGCAGGCCGACCTGTATTTTCAGGTGTCGCAGGAGTATGCTCTGGCGCTGTCGTTGAAGGACGAGGCGAAGGAGGCAATGGCTCGGCAGGATGCGGCTTGTGGTGTTGAGTATCGGCAGAGCAGCGAAAAGGCCAATGAGAGCATGATCCGGGATTTCGTGGCCAAAGATATGAAGCATGTCATGGCCTATGACATCTACATGAAACGTACGAAGCGGGCCGGTGTCCTGTTCGCGTTGCAGGAGGCGTTTTCGCAGCGTGGCTATGCTATTCGGTACCTTTGCAATCTGTATCAGGCCGGCTACTATACAGCGGCAGTGAAAGCAAAGGGGGAGAAGGACTTGACCGCCGGCCAGGCTGCGGTGGCGAGGGCAGCAATGAGTAGAGATCGGAAGAACTGACCAACGGGGTGGACACCAACTGCCGGACACTACGCACGGATTCCCGCATATCGGAAGGTATGCTTGGAACTGGAAAGCGGGGAATGAACGGCCAGCGTGAGGTTTCTCACCAAGGGATAGTCCACCCCACCCTATAGTAGTTTTTACCACGTAGAAGGAGAATGCAGATGGGTACCGTAGCAAGACCAGCAATTGGCAAACCGGCGAAGAAGAAGTTTGAGTTCAACTACCGCCCGCGTACGGCGGAGGAGGTGAAGAAGCGGACGGCGCAGACGGGCACAGGGCGCGATACGTTCATCGACGGTAACGTGAAGCTGTTCAACCCCAAGGCTGCTGACCACAAGTTGCGGATCTGCCCGCCGACGTGGGAGGACGCGGAGCATTTCGGCCTCGAGGTGTTCGTGCATTATGGCATTGGCCCGGACAACGCAGGTTATCTGTGCTTGGCCAAGATGCGTGGCGAGGCCTGCCCGTTGTGTGAAGCGCGGGCGGAGGCGAACAACGCGAACGATCCGGAACTGGCCAAGGCCTTGAACCCCACGAAGCGGGTGCTGATCTATTTGATCGAGCGGGCGCAGGAAGGCGACGGCCCCAAAGCGTGGGCATCTCCGTGGTCCAACTTCGATAAGGAGGTGTGCGCCCAGGCATTCGATCCTGACACCGGCGAGGTGGTCCCGCTGGATAACCCGGACGACGGCTTCGATGTTTCCTTCACCGTGGAAGGAACTGGCCAGAAGAAGCAGTATACGGGAATAAAGATAGCGCGGAAGTCCTCTCCCATTTCGGACGACGACGACGTGGCGATGGCCTGGCTCCAGTTCATCACGGAAAACCCGCTACCCAGCATCCTTGTGTATCACGATTACGATCACATGAAGGCGGCCTACGAGGGCAAGTCATCGGCGCCGGCGGAGGAAGAACGGAAGCCTGCCGCAAAGACCGCAGCCAAGCCAGCGAAGAAGGAAGATCCAGCACCAGCCAAGACCGCAGGCAGGCCGCGTATTGGCGGCGCTGCGGCAGCGAAGCCCAAAGAGGAAGAGCCCCAGTTGCCAACGTGGGAGGAAGTGCATGAGATGGACGTGGACACCGCCGCCAGTCTTGCCGAGCAGTACAGCGCTGATTCGGGTGACACTTCCTTTGACACCCTCGAGGCTTACCAGGATTGGCTGTGCGAAGCTTTGGGGATAACCGATGATATCCCTTCTGAGCCGGAGCCCGCAGCGGCGGCTACCTCCGGGAAAGGGAGTTCGTTGAAGGAACGGCTTGCGGCGCTCGGCAAAAAGAAGTAAGCCGCCGCCGTGAAGCGTCCTAATATAAAGAGTTCTTCTGCCGTGGTACCTTCCCGCCCCCGTCGTCCTCGGATTGAAGTTGAGGCCGATGGGGGCGGTCTTTCTTCTGGTGGGGGGCTCTACTTTGCTTCGCCTAAGGAGAACATTCCTTTCTTTTCCTCTGGCTGTACGCTTTTGGATTGTGTCCTTGGGGGAGGGTGGGCGGTGGGACGAGTGTCCAACGTAGTGGGGGACAAGAGTACGGGCAAGACGCTCTTGGCGATGGAGGGGGCGGCAAACTTCCTTCGGCAGTATCCAAACGGGCATGTGAAGTATAAGGAATGTGAGAGTGCGTTTGATCCGCTGTATGCTGCGGCGCTTGGCATTCCGATGGACAAGATTGATGTTGAGGAGGATTTGAATACGATTGAGGATCTGTTTAAAGATCTTGATGCGCTTATTAAGGCGTCGGATGATGATGAACCTATCCTTTACATTATTGATTCCTTGGATTCACTCTCCGATGACGCGGAGATGGCGAGGGCTATCGGGGAGGGCTCCTATGGCACCGCTAAGGCCAAAAACCTTAGTGAAATGTTCCGCCGCCTGGTCCGCAAGCTGCGGGCGAAGTTGATAGCGGTAATGATCGTTTCACAGGTGCGAGATAACATTGGTGTCACGTTTGGAAAGAAGACAACGCGCAGCGGCGGCAAGGCGTTGGACTTCTACGCATCTCAAGTGATCTGGCTCACGTATATTAAACAGCTCAAGCGCACTGTGAGCAAGCAGGAACGGCCGGTGGCTGTAATTATCCGTGCGAAGTGTGAGAAGAATAAGGTAGGCCTACCGTTTCGGCAGTGTGATTTCCAGCTAACTTTTGGCTACGGTGTGGAGGATGAAATGGCCTCCCTTACCTTCCTTGAAGAGATAGGGAAGAAGCCGCAAGGTGACTTGCGTGAGCAGGTGATCAGGGAGTGGTACCGTATTGAGAAAACGTTCTTGCCGGAGCGGAGGAAGTATGGCACGGAAGAATAATGAGGGTGGTGAAGGCGTCCGCATTGACTGCGAAGTGAAGCATGAGACCGTTCGCGCCCTCCTGGTTGAGATAGACACAGTAGGCGAAGTTTGGTTCCCCCTCTCCACAGTGAATGAGATTCACCAGCATGATGGTTACATTGTTGTTGATCGTTGGATTGCAGAGAAGCTGGAGTTGGTATGAGGCGGCTTAGTGACCAGTTGAAAAAGAAGCCCCGCGTCAACGGGGCTGAGTTTGTTACTTGGCCGAGGTAGCAAGTTTTATAGGCTTATGGTCATGTTTATGAATAATGTCACCACACACATCATCGCAGCAGGCATTGGGGTCAACCGACCACAAAACCCATTCGCCTTTCTCTGCGTTGAAGCCGCTTGCTTTGCGGATTCCTGCTTTGGCCTTTTCCAGCGTTTCCGCTCGTGCCCAATAATTTGGGATGAGCAGCAGGAAATGGTCGCCAGGCCGAGCAAGTTCTACTTGCGGTATTTTCATCATCTTCTCCAGTTGTTAAAGAACGGTGTAGGAATTACCTTCCTACACCACTATTATAACATGCTGGTCTTTTCATTTTCACGGTCGCAGGGGAAGATCAAGCACTTAGCGACCAGCCCCATTGATTCTATTTGGAAAGAAAACGCTTGGTCTGGTTTTCAGTGGGGGCTGATGTGATCATCGGCATTGACCCTGGTGTGAGCGGCGCGGTTGGCGTGCTGACGAACAGCGGTCATTTTGTTGGCGTGCTTGATATACCAACAGTCCTGGCTAACAAGTCGAGCAATCGCCGGATGGTCAGTCCTATTGCCTTTGCGAATCTGCTGCGGGAGATTTGCGAAGGAAGATTTGATGTTCCAGTGATTACGGAGAACGTGAACTCGATGCCCGGGCAAGGGGTGGCTTCCATGTTTGCAATGGGCAAGAGCTACGGCATCATCCTTGGCGTGCTGGCTACGCTTGGCATCAGCGTCCATTTAGTGAGCCCTCAAAAGTGGAAGAAGTTCTACGCTCTTGGGAAGGATAAAGAGCAGTCCCGTGAGCTCGCGCAGCGGATGTGGCCTGACGCGCCGCTTGACGCAAAGAAGGATCACAATAGGGCGGAGAGTTTGCTACTGGCCAAGTATTATGCTGATGTGATGCCGAAAGCGCCAGCAACTAAGCGGCCGCGGATTGGAAAATGAACAGCGCAATTATTTCCAAGGATCAAAAGTACCGCTACCGACTTGTCCGAGATGTCTGGCCGCAGCATGAGTCTTTCTTTGGGGTAGGTGAAGGGGCCTGCTGTTTCATTATGTTGAATCCGTCTACTGCGGATGAAGTGAATGACGACCCGACCATTCGTCGCTGCGTAGCCTTCGCCCGCAGTTTTGAGTGTGAGCGACTTGAGGTGGTTAATTTGTTCGCATACCGCGCAACTGACCCGACGGAATTGACGCTCAGTCAGTTGCCTAAAGTTGCCCTTGTTGGGCCAGATAATAATCGGCACATTGTGCAGGCCTGTAACGATTCGAGGATCATCGTTTGTGCTTGGGGAAATTACGGTGGGTTATTTGGAAGAGCCAGTGAAGTGCTTCAACTGATTCGAGCGCAAGGGCGCATACAGCCAATGGCTCTTAAGATTAATAAGTTGAGTGGCCAACCTGCTCATCCGCTTTATTTGAAGGGCAATTCTCAACTGCTTCCAATCGAATGAACTCAATCCTTTTATCAGATACCCATTTTACCGACAACCCTCGGGACGACTATCGTTTTGACGTCTTTCCGTGGCTTGTGGACGTCCTGCTTAAGCATGCCGTAAAGGATCTTTACATACTCGGGGATTTGACGGAGGCCAAGGACAGACACAGTTCCCGTTTGGTGAATCGGATCGTGGACAATTTGCTGAAGCTGTACCGGCAAGGGGGCCTCCTTAAGATCCATATCTTGCGTGGGAATCACGACGGCATCGACCCCGACCGCCCCTTCTTCCGTTTCCTCCAGCACCTCCCCTGCGTTGAGTATGTTGCTACCCCATTTCTTTTCTCCGCCTGCGACAAGCGTATTTTGATGCTGCCGCATACCACGGAGCCTGAGACCGCGTGGAAGGATGTGGGGCTGAGGGAGGCGGACGTTGTGATGATGCACGCCACAGTTCATGGCGCCCGTGGGGAGAATAACTTTGAGCTGCGTGGTGTCCCTTTGGTTCTGCTGCGTGATGCGATGCGGGCGAAGATTTATAGTGGTGACGTTCACGTGCCACAAAAGGTAGGCCCTGTAGAGTACGTCGGCGCGCCGTATCCTGTCCGCTTTGGCGACGCATTCAAAGGCCGTGTGATTCTGCTCAAGGATTATGGCACTGCGGAGAGTATTCACTTCCCAACAATACAGCGGCTGGTCATCACGCTCGACCCGTCCGACGATTCAATGGTGATTAAGGGAGGCGATGATGCCTACGCGGGTGACCAGGTAAAATTTAAGGTGAAGTTGGCCCCATCAGACTACTTGGACTGGAGCAAGATAAAAGATCAGGTTCAATCCTTGTGTAAGGATATTGGCCTGGAACTGTGTGGCTTGGAACTGGAACGGGTTCAGGTTAAGAGGCCGCGGATTGGGGCGCCAACCGTTACCTCTGTTCAGCGCAAGACACCGGACGACGTGTTCCTAACTTATTGTGCTGAGGCGAAGGTATCAGAAGATGTGACGGAGGCGGGGGCTAACCTACTCCTTGAGGCCTTTAATGAAGCCGCCTAGAACGGAAGAGTCTTTTTTGCGCGAAGCAAATGCGTTGGTGGAGGATTTGCATCACAGGGTCTTCTACAAGAAAGAGGCGATAAAAACGTACACAAGTAGGCCTGAGGATCGTGAGCATCAGTTCCATTATTTGGTTTACCGTGTGGGGATGGGTTTAGTGGGCAAATATAAGACGCCAGAAGGTCTGGTCACTTTCCTCCGCAACCAATTGCCGCGATTATGAAATTACACCTACTAGACCTGCAGGGTTTTCGGTCATTTGTGGCCCCGCAGCGTTTGGACTTCAGTCTGCTCACGCCTGGGCTATATCATGTAGCAGGGCGGAATGAGGTTAATCCTGAGTTGGGTGCGAATGCCGTTGGTAAAACGACCATCTTCAAAGCAGTGCGCTGGGCGTTGTACGGATCCGCTGGGCGGGGCCTGCGTGCGAGTGCGGTAAAGAACTGGCATAGTAAGGAGAAGTGTGCGGTCACCCTCGGGTTGGAAACGGCCAGCAAGATGTCTGAGGTTCTACGAGTATGGTCACCCAACGCCCTCGAGGTAATGTTTGATGATCCTGATTGTCAGGATCCCTCCCCTGTAGACCAGACTCAATTTGAAACGCTGCTAGGGTTCCCTCAAGCGGCGTTCGATTTCGCGATGTACTTTGCGCAGTATCCCGCGCCCGCCTTTGTGGACCTGTCCTCCGCCGAGCAGACCACTATCTTTACATCTATTTTGGATTTGAGCCTGTGGGAGAAAGCGGCGGACAATAGTACAGCAACGGTCCGTGAACTAGACCGGCAGATGGAAATGATGCTGCGGGAAAAGGCCAGCTTCGAGGGGCAGGCGGAAGAGCTTCTTGCTGCGGATTACAACAGGGAGGAGCAGGCGTGGGTGAAAAAGCATAAGGAAGCGCTCGCGGAATGCGCGAAACGTGTGAAGAACGCGGCGATAGGGGTTGATATAGCGTTGGACACCGTGGAAAAGGCGAACGCAGCGACACAAGCGTTTCGCGTTGCGGACGAAAAAGCGCGGGATTGGCAGGCTAACGTGGTTCGCAGTTTGAGTGAACGGAAGGGTGGCCTGGTCGCGAAGTTGAGTGCGTTACAGGCCAAGAATGTGAAGAAGTGTCCTGAGTGTGGCCAGCCGGTGTCGGTGGATCACATTAAGGAGGAGATCAAGAAGACGCAAGGCAGCATCAACACATTGACCGCAGAGTGGGATAAGGCACAGAGTCAGTACATTGTTCTCCGGAAGGAAGTGGAGACGCATCGCGGGGCGGAGGACAAAGCGCGGCAGGCTGAGAGAGATCATGCTGCGGTAGTGGCGAGGTTAGAGTTGAATGAGAAAGAACTGGATAAACTGAATCAGGAAGAAAACCCATTTACCAAGATGAGGGAGGAGGCGGACAAGAGAGCAGCAACAATTGGAACACTTCTTGAAAGAGTGGAAAAGGAGTTGGCAAATGCTGATAAAGAAAAGATGGCTGCGTTATTTTGGGTTAAGGGTTTTAAGGAAATCCGCCTATCTCAGATACATTCTAGCTTGGCACAGCTGACGTTGGAGTGCAATGAAGCTCTGTTTCAATTAGGCCTACGGGACTGGCAGGTGGAGTTTCAAGCGGAGAGGGAAACGAAGAGTGGAACAGTGAGCAGGACGTTCAACACGATGATCCACGCGCCTGGGGTAAAGGGCGCAGTACCCTGGGAGGCCTGGTGTGGGGGAGAATCCCAGCGCCTTCGCTTGTCGGTAAGCATGGGCTTTGCAAACTTGATCTGCTCCCGCTTAGGCGTCCAGCCCAACGTGGAGTTTTGGGATGAGCCGACAACGGGGCTGAGTGACGCTGGGATTGCGGATCTTCTTCAGGTTCTTTCGGAGAGGGCGATTAATCAGAACAAGGTCCTGCTGCTGGCGGATCATCGGGCGTTGGATTATGGTCAATTTACTGGAACGATTACGGTGGTGAAGGATAAAGATGGATCGAGGATTGAACTATGAGTGATACTCCGCGGTGGTTTGATGCAACGATTACTGGAAGTCAGTATGAGCAGCAAACATCTGACGACGGACGGTGGCGACATCGTAGGCTCCGGGTACCTTTTGACCCTCCAGACGAAAATGAGCGCTGGGATCGGGGTGTTGGGGAGTGGGAACCGGGTCCGGCCCCTGATTGAAGTGTAGGAGGTGATCCGTGTTGATTTATGAAGGCCTATTTTACAAGGAGGTGACCATGGCACAGTATCGGAAGAAACCTGTGGTGATTGAAGCAACGCAGTGGTTCAAGGACGGAGATCATTCTGCGGTGCAGGCGGTAGACCCGAAGTCGAGTACGGGCTCTTGTCAGCACTGTGGGCAGCCGTTGAATTTACACGGCTTGGGTTGGTACGCTTGAGGGCGGTCATATTGCTTGCCCCGGAGACTGGATTATTACAGGGGTGAAAGGTGAGCATTATCCTTGCAAGCCAGATATTTTCTTGGCCACGTACGATCCAGCGTAAGAAGACGAAGAAGGATAAAGACGGATCGAGGATTGAATTATGAAAGACGACACCTTTCTTGATAAGAAGGCCTACGATCCTCCATTGACCAGAATAAGGGGGACGCCGGATTGGCTGGAAGCTCAGAGGAGAATAACTCCAGGACCTTTTTTAATTGTGAGGCCTCATCAAGGGAAGAGTTGGTGTGAGGGGTGTCAGCGATATAAAGAAAAGCCGTTAGGAAAGGTTGTAAAGGGGTGGCGATGTTTGGAATGTAAGAGTAAAAAGAATGAACGCTGAACAATGGTCTATTATGACTAAGACGCAGCGTGAGCAATGGCATAAAGGACAGATTGATATTGCTTGCGCAGGTAGTCGGTCAAGATCTGAGGTGCGGAGGAAGATGCGAACGAAGCAATTTGGCGTTGACCTTACTCCGTACTATGCTGCGCTGCCTGCTTATTTGATTTTACCGGAGGAAGAAGGAGAAGGCCCCTGACCTGAGGCAGGAGATAAATAGTCCTCAGGTGGTAGCGACGCCAAGTGAGAGTAAGAAGAAAGCTCTCCACGTGAATGAGCTAAAGGGTTGACCATAAAGTGCCTAGTAAGGAACGCGCAGGCTTCGAATGGCAGGGGGGGATGGACCTCTCGTTTTTACGAATGAATGGAAAAGGAGAAGAGCATGGTGGCATTTCTCGCAGTAATAGGCTTTATTGTACTTATTCCTTTAACCGTCATCCTGAATGGGTGGGCGCTGAAGATTATTTGGAACTGGTTCATGCCGCACTTTTTTGGTCTTCCGCCGTTGACCATATTATCTGCAATAGTGGTCTGTTTCATTGTGGGGTATGTTACCCACCAACAAAATGATTATGCTGAAGCAGAACGATCCCCAAATGAAAAGATTGTTCGAGCTATTGTGGTCACAGTGTCTAAACCTCTTATTGCATTATTATTTGGGTGGATTTTCACTTTGTTTTTATAACTGAAGTGAGAAGGAGAAATAGAAATGGCCAGGTATCTCCCGTCTGTAATATGGCCGACAAGAAGAATAGGAACAAAAGGTCCATATCAAATAGTGAGCACTGCTTCCCTTGCGAAGTTGACGCTGTCGTTCATGCCAGGGAATGGAAAGGATGGAGTTAGTATTCAGATCCTGCGGAAGGATGCGCGGATGCTGGCACGGCGGATTAATCAGTGCTTGGATGAAACGAAATGAATGACCCGCAAATGGAAAGGGAAGCGAACCTATTTGCGATGGAATTGTTGATGCCAGAATCCCTCTTGCGGGCGGATATAAAGAAAATGGGCGGGATTGATCTGCATGACAGCAACGGGATTAGGAATTTGGCAAAGCAATATAAAGTTGATGCCGGTGTAATGGCGGCGAGATTGGGACAGTTGCTTGAACGTGGATAGGAAAGTGGTCATTGTCCTTGGTTGGTGAATGTGACCATTGTTAATGGCTGGTGAACTTGACCATTGTTCTTGTATGAAAATCCCTGTATGATCCTTCCTGGTCCTCTCCAATTTCCTCACCGTTATCATTTTGGCACTAATGGCTTTGACTCCAGATCCCCCCAAGCCGCGCCCTCGTCTACAAAAGGCCTTCTATAATCCTGGGCATTTTGGCAATGGTCGTCCTAATCCTAAGCCTCCAAACAGGAAGGGAATAAAGAATAAACGGAACCAAGTTCCTGGCCTGCGGATATTGGAAGCAACGCGGAAGGAGCGAAACGCGGAAAAGGTGGCCGCAATTAAGGCGGGGAGAAAGTTAGATGCCGCAGCTAAGGACCTTACCCCGCTGGGCTTCATGGAAGAGGTCCTCCGTAGGCCATCCGAATACCCCACAGCGGCGCGGATGTGGGCGGCGAAAGAGGCCGCGCCTTACATCCACCGCAAGCAACCCATTGCAATTGAGACTGGACCAGCCCCGGAAGACGCGGCCACCCTTCTGCGGGAGCATTTAGCGGCCATGGAACTTTCAACCAGCGGTTCAACAAAGGAGTAACACATCATGGCATGGACAGAAGCAGCAAGAGCGGCGGCAGCGGAGGCAAGGAGACGGCTGAAAGGGAGTGCTAGGAATTTATGGCCTCTAAATAAAGAGCCCAGCTTCATGAATATGCGAAGGAGTTTGGCGCAAACTGTTCGCAAGTATAAAGCAAAAGGGATGTCAACTACAAAAGCGTATGCAAAAGTAGTGAAGGGGGAGCAAGCGTGGAATAAGAATCAGGCACTTCGAGATAAAAGAGATCCGAGTCGTGTGGCAAAAAGAGCAAAAGCTCTGGCTTATACTTATGATATGGGGACTAACAGAATGGCGGGTAAGTAAAAGAAGGCTACTGTGTCTACGCAGGCACATCATAAAGTTGGTGTAGAATTGAGAAGGGGGAGGGGTTAGACTGTTTCTTTCTTTTTAAGAAAGAGGGAGTTTTGATGACCACCGGAGAAGGGAAGAAGTTGGGTGTGGGGTGGAGAAAGATTGTTTATCCAACGTACAAAGGATATATTTGCACTGGGGGTGATCCCCCATTTGACAGCGACCCAGTTTTGGTTAGGATTGCTGATAATGATTTTCATCTTCGGGTAGTGGCGGCGGTATGGATGGAAGAAGAGGAAGATCAGAATCCTTATTGGCTTTGTTTTGGAGGGAGGTTCAAACTAAGCTTGAGAAGTGTGAAGGAATGGTGCCCAGTTCCACCTCTTCTTCCAGATGAGAAGTAGTAAGTGACCATCACCATCAATGCTGTCTTTTGAACCATATTTTACCTAGGATCAGCAGCCATGTTCTTTTCCAAAAGCGGGGTATGGAAGAAAGGGCACAAAGGGATGGATGGTGACCTGCTTCCAGGTGAAACGGAATCCGCTCTTGCCGCGTTAGAGCTGGACCGCCTTGCCGCGTTGACCGATGCCGCGGATGAAGCCGCGGGGCATGGGTACGAAGCGCAGGAGCATGAAGGAGAGTACGACTATGGCCTGGAGTGAAGCGGCAAGAGCTCCACTAGTCTACCGGTATGGATATTAATCTTCCTTCCGCCCCCGGCATCTACGCCATTACCCATGTTGTAAGTGGGAAGCGGTACGTGGGGTCTTCAATAAATATTTTGGCAAGGTGGACTGGCCATTTATTTGCTTTGAGTGAAGGGACTCATGGCAACAGACATCTCCAACACGCTTGGAATAAATATGGAGAAGAGTCTTTTAGCTTTGCAGTTCTTCGTCACTGTCTCCCCCAACAGCTTTTAACCCACGAGCAAAGGTTGATTGATGAGCGGGCAGAATTTAATATTGCCCCAGTTGCTGGCAGTCATCTTGGGTGCAAGCAAACGGAGGAAACGAAAGCGAAGTTGAGTAGGGCCCACAAAATAAGTGAGAAAGCAAAGGTGCATCGTGCAAACTTAGCGGCAAGGAAGAAAGGAGTTCCGCTTACCCAAGAGCATCGTGCCGCTGTGAGTGCTGGGTTAAAGGTGAGCCTTAAGATGGCGGCAGCTCATGATCGGACAAGGGGAGTCCCTTTGAGTGCTCAGCATCGAGCAAATATGAGTGCGGCCACAAAAGGTATTCCACACACCGCGGAGCATAATGAAAAGCTAAGGCTGGCCGCGCTTGCAAGGTGGGAGCAAGCAAGGGCTTCTGGGTATGTTTCCCCAATGTGTGGGAGGAAGCGAAGACCAGAAAGCATTACAAAACAAAAAGCCACGTGGGCAGATTGGAGAGCTAGATGTGGAGTTGAAGGATGATTGATTCTCCTTCTCCACGTTGGACCAAACTACGGCCGCACTTGGCTCAACAACAGTACTGGTCTAGCCAGCATCGTTTTAATACTGTAAGTGCCGGCCGTCGGAGTGGAAAGACGGAGTTGGCAAAGCGGAAATTGGTCATACGAGCAATGGGAGCACACAATTCTTGGCCCGGTCGTTTCTTTGCTGCGGCTCCCACAAGAGATCAGGCCAAGCGTGTGTTTTGGCAGGATCTAAAAGACTTATCCCCACGCAAGCTTCTTGGTCAGCGTCCTTCCGAATCCGAGTTGATGATTGAGTACATAACAGGGAATCAGATTTGGGTTATTGGCCTTGACGTCCCCGAGCGTTTAGAAGGGGTGGGTTTTGATGGTGGAATAATTACAGAGTATGGCAACGTGAAGCCATTAGTGTGGGAGCAGAACATCCGCCCTGCTCTTTCAGATCGAAGAGGCTGGTGTGATTTAGAGGGAACGCCAGAAGGCCGTAATCATTACTATGAGATCGATTCCCGCGCACGTGCGGAGATGAAAGAGCTAGGAGATGAAAGTGAGTGGGGCAGCTATACTTGGTTCAGTTCTGACATTCTTCCCGCTTCCGAGATTGAGTCCGCTAAAAGGTCGTTGGATGAATTATCCTATCGGCAAGAGTATGAGGGTTCCTTCATATCTTTTTCCGGCCGCGCATACTACCCCTTTACGGAGGCCACACATTGTGCCCCTCTCAAGTACGATACCAAGCGACCCCTTGCGCTCTGCTTTGACTTTAACGTGGAGCCCGGGGTATGTGCCATCGCGCAGGAACAGCGCCTTCCTGGGCAGTATGAGCGTGATGCCGCGGGGGTGATGCAATTAGACAAGCCGATCACGGGGACAGGGGTGATCGCGGAGGTGTATATCCCGCGGAACAGCAACACGCCGGCCGTCTGCCGCAAGATCATCCACGACTGGGGGAAGCATGAAGGCCTGGTCCGTTGTTACGGTGACGCAACGGGGGGTTCAAGAGGCACGGCGAAGGTGGAAGGATCAGATTGGGATTTGATCCGCACGGAGTTGAAGCCAGTGTTTAAGGAGCGGCTGGACTTCCGCGTTAAGGCCGCTAACCCTCGGGAGCGGGCAAGGATCAACGCGGTCAATTCCAGGCTGAAGTCCATCTCGCAGGAGATACGTTTAATGGTAGATGGGCGACAGGCGCCCCATGTACAAAAAGACTTTGAGGGTGTACCTTTGCTGAAAGGTGGGAGCGGTGAAATCGACAAAAAGGCGGCACCTTTACTCTCACATTTGACGGATGGCCTGGGCTATATGGTGGAATACGAATGGCCAACTTCGGATAAAGGAACTGCTGTCGTGCGGCTGGGTGGAATTTAATGTTTGAGTCACAAATCGGAGGTGTATGATGGCATGGACTGAAGCAGCAAGAGCGGCAGCGGCCGAGGGGAGGCGAGCACATTCCCAAGGTAAGAAGTCCTTGCTCAGATTCCCAATACATCAAACACAGGGAGATCCCTCAAAGGTTGGTCGCAAAATGATTGCACAAAAGCTTCGTCTTGCCCGGGCTGGGAAAGGTCCAAAGTGGGCTGGGAGTCGCGCCGCGACCGATGCTTCAGCGTCTACAAGATTGCGCAACTATCAGCGATTGCACGATCGTCCAATGATACGGAAATGACCCCCCCTTCCACTCACCCCGCAGTGGACCAAGTTATAGTTTTGCTTCAAAGGAAATAGACCATGCCCGTAAATTCGCAGCATAAGGACTACAAGGCCTACCTCCCAAAGTGGGAGCGGTGCAGGGACGTCTGCGCAGGTGGTGACGCGGTGCGTGAGGCGGGAGAACGATATCTTCCGAAATTAAAAGACCAGCCTGCCGACGTCTATAACCTGATGCGCGTACGCTCCACGTTCTACGCGGCGACGTGGAGGACGGTAAGCGGCCTCTTGGGTATGATCTTTCGCCAGCCGCCAAAGGTTGAGGTGCCGGAGACGGTCAAGCTATTGCTCGAGGATGTGGATGCTGCGGGCCAACCTTTCCAGTTGTTCTTGCAGGATGTGGGCGAGAACGCCCTGAAGTACGGGCGACTTGCCGTGCTGGTGGACTACCCCACAGCGCCCGAGGGCATCACGCTGGCCGACGCCCAGTTGCTCAACCTGCGCCCCACGATGCAGCTCTACAATACGTTCGCCCTCCTCAACTGGCGCACGGGGCGGGTTAATAATCAGACCGTACTCGTCCACGTCGTGCTGAAAGAGACGGAGATGGTCATCGACCCTGAGGACCCTTACGTCGAGAAGGAAGAGGATCGGTGGCGGGTGCTGGACCTCGTGGACACCGTGAGCACGGACGCCAAGCAGGGGAAGAAGTACCGCCAGCAAGTGTATAAGATGGCGAAGGGGCAGGCTGCAACAAAGGCTGCGGTGGCCACGTTCATTCAGGTGGGTAGCGATGTCTTCCCAAAGATGAACAACGTACCGCTTGATTACATTCCGCTGGTCATCATGGGTACGGATGACGTAGGAACGGACGTGGATGATCCGCCGTTGATCGACTTGGTAGATATGAATTTATCTCATTATAGGACGAGTGCGACCTACGAGCAATGCCTGTACTTCTCCCCTCCGACGTTGATGCTGACCGGATTCAAGACGGAAAATCCCGGGGAAAAGGTCTACGTGGGCAGCGGCACCGCGATTATCACCTCAGCCGCGGATGCGAAAGGCTTCTTCATCGAATACACTGGTAATGGGCTCGCGCCGCTGGAGAAGGCGTTGGAGCGGAAAGAGCAGATGATGGCTATACTTGGAGCGCGGATGCTGGAGCCGCAGATACGCGGTGTAGAGGCGGCGGATACGGCCTCGATTCATAGAGTGGGCGAGCAGTCGATGTTGGCCTCGGTGTCGATTGGTATATCTTTCGGTATGACCAAGGCGACCAAGTGGTTCGTGGAATGGGCGGGGGCGGACCCAAAAGATGCTCTTGTGGAACTCAATCGGGACTTCTACCCCGCGCCGATGACCTCGCAACAGCTTACGGCGCTGATGATGGCGTGGCAGCAAGGTGGTATTAGCGATCAGGAGCTCTTCGATCTACTCCAGCAAGGTGAGATTATTAACCGTGAGGTCACGCTTGAGGAACACCAAGCGCAGATCGAAGCACGCCAGCAGCAACTTGCTGACCAGCAGATGGCGGCGCAACAGGCGTTTCAAGACCAGCAGCAACAGCAGGATGGTGGGCAGCAGGGTGGAGGAGGGACTGCTCCATGACCTGGCAGTGCAAACTGATTGAGAACCCTGAGCTGGACGAGCATGGTAATGTGGATTTGTCAAAGCGTGCGATCGGAGATATGTGGTACCTCGATGTACCGCCAGAGGAGTTGAAAGAGCGCAACTTGACCGCGCAATATTTCCGAGATAACGCTGGCCGCAAGCCGCTTGTCGTGTTACTGCCAGGGCCGTGCTATTTTCTTCTTGATGGGCAGGGGTACAATCCGGAGAAGGGTCATTATGATTGCTGGACGGTGACCGGGGTGCCTCCAAATATCACTGTGGCGCCATCAATCAATTTTGTTGGCCGTTATCACGGGTATTTGCAGAATGGTGTGATCGGGAATCCGTTATGACCGCTCATACTGTCATGATCAGTATGGCGCGGCGTGAGTTGGCAAAGCGTGTACTGCTTGGCGGTCAAACGACCCGGTATTTGGAGAGACGATATAAGGTCCTAGCCCAATGCGCTCGTAATCACGGTTACGCTTTGACGGTTCATGGCTCAATGCTTCGTGATATTGACCTGGTAGCAATTCCCTGGATAGCACAGGGCAAGGCGCTGAGTACCCTGGCAAAAGCGATGTTTAGAATTGTTAAAGTAATGTCCGGGCGTGAGCAGGTATATGTGCGGATGGATAGGAAGCCGACGAAGAAGCCGCACGGTCGTCTTGCGTGGGCGATTCACTTCAGTCGTGATGCATATCTAGATTTATCGGTGGTTCGGAGATAGTTAAAAAGGAGAAGAGCAATGAACAAGGAATTGGAAGACAAGTCCGCAGTCAATATTGCAGAGGCTTTGGCCAAACCGATCAACGGTGAGGGAGAAGCGAAAGCAGGCCCGGAGGTGGCGCAGCGAATTGTCATCACCCTATACGCAAATGGCCAGTTGCAGTTGGAGGGGCCGTTGCAGGATCAGGTGTTGATGTACGGGCTGATCGAGATGGCGAAGGCGGCTTTCACAGATCAGCTTCGGCAGACCCAGGCGCGGCGGGTGCAGGTGCCTCCCCCAGGGTTGATCAACAAGCTGATGAAGCACGCTGGGATCGGCAAGGGGCACTGAGCGATGACAGTCATCGCGTGGGATGGTAAGACGCTTGCCGCCGACAAGCGTGTGGAGTACAACTGCCTGCAGCGAACGACAACAAAAATATTTCGAGTTCGGGACGGCCTAATCGGTCTTGTTGGCAATGGGGCTCACGCTAACCAGATGCGTGCGTGGTACGAGGCGGGTGCCTTGCCGGAGAAGTTTCCTGACGCACAAAAGAACAAGGACGACTGGGTTACGACGGTTATCATCCGCGTTGATGGTATTTGGGTGTACGAGCGCACGCCGTATCCGACGAAGATTGAGGATACGATTTACGCAAGTGGTTGCGGTCGTGACTATGCGCTTGCAGCGATGTACCTCGGCCATACGTCGCGCGAGGGAGTGGCGGTGGCCAGCGTGTTCGATGTGTACTGTGGTAACGGGATTGACGAACTGACGCTGGAGGAGAACTAGCCATGGCAGGACGTTTTCAGGATGCTGGGGTCGCGCGGAAACCAACGCCAACCGAGTTTCAATTCGCAGACCAGTATAGTGCTGGGGGTCGTATTGTGTCGAAGCTCACGCGTCGCGTGGGCACCGTTACACTGTGGCCTGAAGGGCAGTTACGTCCGCGCGGTGAAGATTTGAGATATGGTGCTGTGTGGATTCGCTGGGATGACGGCACAACCGGGCACGCCTGGCGCCATCAGATCAACCGGAGATAGCGATGGCCTGGAGTGATGCAGCGAGGGCAGCGGCGGCTGAAATGCGGCGACGTAAGGGTTCTTTCTCAGGCAAAAGATTGCGCCCATTCAGCTTGTATAAAGGGATGAAAGCACCAATGATCGGTTTGCATCTGACTCCGAATGATAGTGCTGCGTCTGGTTATGCTGGGTTCAAGGGGAGATCAGGGAGGAGTGCGATATTTTCAACGACAAGTTTGAAAGAGGCACGCAGTTATGGGAAGGTGGTGTACAAAGTTTCCACAGTGCAGCAAAAGTGGCGCAATCAGTTTGATCGGATCAATGGCAAACAGTTGAACATCGCCTCTGCTTATTCAATCCGCGCAGTCCGTTTGCCTAGGTTGAAATGACTCCCACTGGCCAAGCCATCATCGACGAACTGCTCTCGGGCCAAATAGCCCTGCTGCGCTACACGGCCGGCGTGCGGGCGAAGGTGCTTGGTATTCTGACGCGGCTACAGGCCGAGCTGAGCACGAAGCTGATGACCGAGCCGCTGACCGACTTCAACAAGGCGCGGACGCAGACCCTTCTTAAGCAGGCGACCGATGTTATAAATTCTTACTACGCCAGCGCGGAATCCACGTTGACGGCGGCGATGGGCAGCGCGGCTGACGTTGCAGCGAATCATGTAGCGAGCCTGACCGTTGTCCTTGACGCTGCGTTGCCTTCCGAAACATTCCTTGCTCGCATAGCCTCGAATGCTCTAGTGCTTGGCGCGCCGAGTTCAGATTGGTGGTCGCAACAGGCCCGCAGCACCGCGTTCAAGTTCGCGAATGAGGTTCGGCAAGGCATGGTCGCAGGAGAGACGAATGAGCAGATTGTGGCGCGTATCGCCGGCTCGCCGAAGAAGGGCATCCCGGGCATCATGGATGTGGCACGGTCGAACGCCCGGTCACTCGTCCACACATCAATTCAGTCCGCAGCCAATGCCTCCCGCATGGAGACTTATCGCAAGAACGCGGATGCTTTCAAATCCGTACAATGGTTGAGTTCACTTGACAGTCATACCTGTGAGATCTGCGGGGCACGAGACCTGAAAGAATACACCTTGGATGATCCACCACAGCCTATCGGTCATGCGATGGACTGGGACGGGGGCCCAGGTGTAATTCACTGGTCCTGCCGTTGCGTTGCTGTAGGCGTGCCGAAGTCCGTGGACCTGGGTGGCGGGCAGACGCTGAAGATGCCTATCGGTCAGCGGGCGTCGAGCGACGGTCCGGTCAAGGGCAATATGTCATTCCAGCAATTCCTTGACCGCAAGGGGGCCGCGTGGCAGGCGGAAAGTTTAGGGCCGGGCCGGGCTGAGCTGTACCGTAAGAATAAATTGACCTTGGAACAGGTACTTTCATTCGACGGCACCCGGATCAATAGCGTTGAACAGCTTAAGGCGAGGTACAAATGAGTGAGTTGATGTACGGTGAGTGCCCGCACTGTCATCGGTCGAATACCATCGGCCACACTTGCGAAGGACACTACCCAACGCCAGCAGAGCCGGCTGAGTTATGGCATTATTGCGGGAACAGTCATCCAAAGGAAGGTGACGATGCCCGCAAGATTGTCACACTGATGGAAGACGGCATGATCTGGATAGGCATTCGCGCTTGGAACAATCGAGGCCGGTATTGGATGAACGGCGGAGAACCAGAACGTGCTGAGGTGCTTGCATGGCTGGATTTACCACAACCAGCGCAGAAGCGGTGGGTCCGTGGGATATTGCAATGACCTTCTCTCTTGACCTGAAGAAGTTTTCCGAGAAGTTCGCCGCGGTGGCGGATGCCGCGGTGAAAGAGATTGTGATCGGTGTCGCCGCGAACATCGATAAGCGTTCACCGGTCGGCGACGCAACACTGTGGGCCTCGCCCCCGCCGAAGGGCTACGTCGGTGGCCGTTTTAGGGGGTCATGGTCCTATGGCAATTACTCAGGCGCAGGCATCCCGATGGGGGAGACCGGAAACATCGACCCTAGCGGTGAGGCGACGCAGGCTGCTATTGCAGCGGCCATCCCCGACAAGGCGGCGGGGATAAGGCACGTGATCATAAACAACGTGCCATACGCGATGGCCTTGGAGCGGGGCCATTCGACGCAGGCCCCACAGGGTATCGTCGGCCTCGCCGTGGTCGAGTTTCAGCAGACGGTGGATGAAGCAGTAGCAAAGGCAAAGGGCAAATAATGGCCTGGTCTGAGGCAGCGCGACAAGCTGCTCTCCTTGCACGGAAGCGTCGTGCCCACCCCAAACCCGTCTACGTGCGGCGAACAGCGTCACGGGCTGCAAAAGCGTTGGCGCAGAAGGCGGAAGAGATACTGATCATTTCGGAAGGGGGAGAATAGTGGGCGTGGCCCTCCTTTCCCTGTGGTTTGCTTGGTGCCTCGGCAATCTGGCACTGATGGCCATTATTGTCCCAAAGGTGCCAGCGTACACTGGGTTCCGTATTGTGATGCCGGAGTACTTGAAGCAATGCCTGACGATCAATGAGTATTGTGCAGTGCTCGCACATGAGCGGGGGCATCAGCATTATCACCATGCGTGGTGGAACTATGTGCGTGTCTGCATATTTTGGTTTCCGAGTAAGCTGCGCCTGGCTGTACAGGAAATCCAGGCGGACGATTATGCCGCGGGGCAGGGCTGTGCCCTTGCGCTGGCGACGGCGTTGCGCAAGCTGTCATATGCACCAATGGATTGGGTGCGGGCGAAGCGGTTGGAACAAAACGATTGGGCCGCGTACCTTCGCGTAGGCTATTCAACCGAGGAGAGTGAGTGATGAACGAGAAAGAACAGGTAACGCAGGCGCAATCACTGAAGTCGTTGCAGGAGTTAATGCAGGGAGCCGAATACAAGGAACGGCTTGCCCTGATTGCAAAGGCGTCTTTCGACAAGTACACCGCGCTTCGGCGTGCAGGGTTTGACGCTGGGCAGGCATTGTTCTTAACCAGCCAGTCACCATTTTGAAAGGTCCGCAGGACGCGGGCGACCTATGGTGCGACGGGATGCCGTACCTTGTAGCATGAAGGAGAAGTGAAAATGAAACCGATTGAGTTCAAAGAGCAAAACATTGTGTTCGCAAAGGAGCAGAAGCCGTACATTCCACTACCCGCGCATTTGGGTGACAACGGCCAGGCGATTTCGTGCTGGCGCCCGACGTGGCGTGAGCGGGTCGCGATCCTGTTCACCGGGCGTATTTGGCTCAGCATGTTGACGTTCGGTAAACCGCTCCAGCCGGTCAAGTTGATGGCGGAATTTCCGTTTGAGAAGCAGAGTTGGCTGCGTCGCATGGGCCTGTCCCTCGGTGCGATTGCACTGGAGGTGGATGACGTAGCGGCGTTGCCGGAGTTCCAGCGGGCCTGGTATGAGCAGGACGCGACGACGAAGAAATGGAAGATCAACCCCGCGAAAGTGGAGGTCGAGGATGTCGCTGGACTCAAGAAGGCACTTGGGGCTGAGCGTGACGCCGTGAAGTTGACCAAGGCTGAAGCCGAGCGCAAGCTCGCTGACGCCCTGCGGCCGTTCGAGGGCATTGACCCGGAAGAGATGAAGGGGATCATGTCCAAGTTCGCCAGTGAGGAGGAACGTCGCTTGATCAAGGAGGGGAAGATCGAGGATGTGATCGAGAAACGCATGGCCAAGCACACGGAAGCGCAGCAGAAGCTGATTGAAGAGGCGTCGGCGCGCGAGTCCGGCGCGATGGAAGTGGCCAGCACGTTCATGGAGCGGGTGCTCGATAATGAGGTGCGTGAGGCAGCAGTGAATATTGGCCTCCATCCCTCAGCGATCGATGATGCTCTTTTGCACGCTCGCAATATCTTTTCCATCGACGATGACGGCCACGCGGTGCAGCTGGATGGTGACACTGAGGAGCCGGTGCTGGGCAAAGATGGTAAAACGCCCTTTGGTCCGCTGGAATGGCTGGAAGGAATGATGGAGAAGAAACCTCATTGGTGGCCAGCGGGTGGGTCGGGCGGCGGTGCTCGCGGCGGAAAGGGTATCAGTGGAAAACCGGATCTGTCTGGCCTGTCACCCACTGCACGGTTGACAGCAGCGCGGGCGGCTCAAGGGAAGTAGAATCAGGTCATTTACTTCGCTGGAAGGTGAGTTCATAGTGGTGTTTGGCTGCCCCCTCCTGGGATTGGGAGAGGGCAGGTAGTTTTTGGTAAGACTGGGTTGGTCTCTCACGGGAAGTGGGTGGCTCCAACAAATTGTCCGGGATGGGCAAGCGGTAGGCGCAGTTTCCCATTCACCGATTTGAAAGGAGCCAGCCATGGCCCGTATCAAAAATCTCTTCCTCGCGGTCGTGACTCTTCTGTCCGCTGCGAATCAAAAGCTGTTTAACTACCTGGCCAGTTCCGGCCTTGTCCTCGGTGGCCTGACTTTGGTCGAGGCGGCCAAACTGGAAACTGGCGACGTCATCCGTCAGGCGGTCATTGAGCTGTACGCCGGTTCGTCCGACATTTTGATGACGCTGCCGTTCGACACCATCCCCGGCAACGCGATGAAGTACAATCGTGAAGACAGCTTGCCTGGCGTTGGCTTCCGCGGCGTGAACGAGGCCTATACGCCTTCTACTGGCGTGCTCAACCCGCTGACCGAAGCGTTGGTCATCGCAGGTGGTGACCTCGATGTGGACAAGTTCATCGTCGATACGACGGGCATGGCCCAGCGTTCCACACAGGAGGCGATGAAGATCCGCGCGCTGTCCTTGGCGTGGACGAAGAAGTTTATCAAGGGCGACAACCAGTCCGACCCTCGCGAGTTTGACGGCCTGCAGGTACGTATCACCGGCAACCAGAAGATTCCCGCCGGCACCACGCAGGGCGGCGATCCGCTGTCGCTGCAAATCCTGGACCAGGCGATCGATCAGACGCTCAACCCCACGCATTTGCTGATGTCGAAGGCGCTGCGGCGTCGGCTCACCCAGGCTGCGCGTACCACCACGGTAGGCGGCTATATCACTTACGACAAAGATGCGTTCGGTCGCCGGGTGACGATGTACAATGACCTGCCGATCCTGGTCGTGGACCTGGACGAAGCGGGCGCAGCGATCCTCGGCTTCAACGAGGTGAGCAACGGCGGAAACTTTGCTGCTACTGGCGCCAGCATCTACGTGCTCAGTATGGGCGACGGCGCGATCCAGGGCCTGCAAAACGGCGGTGTGGATGTGCGCGACCTCGGCGAGCTTCAGACCGCGCCGGTGTACCGCACGCGGGTGGAGTGGTACAACGGCTTCGCTGTGTACAACGGGCGGGCCGCCACGCGCATTTGGTCGATCAGCAACGCAGCGTTCGTCGCGTAAGCCAGCGCCGACACCTCTCAATCTCATCAAAAGGAAACGGAAATGAAAGCACTTTGGAAATATCTGGCGGGGACTGGGTTGTTCATGTTCATGGCCAACCTGTACTCGCAATTCACCTACGACGCCAACCTGCTGCTCAAGGCCGCGGCGTTGGTCGGCGCCACGGCGGATGGCTCGCTGGAACTGAACGTTGGTTCCGGGTTGCTGGATGCCTATCTGGTTATCGACGCCACCGCGGTGGAAATTGACTCCAGCGATGAGAGCTATGAGGTCGTATTGCAGGGTTCAACGGTTGCCGGGTTCGGTACTGCTGCGGCGATTGCCCCGCTGGCTTCCATGACGATCTGCGACAAGGCATCGACTCGCGGCGCTGCGGGCGTGCTGGCAAACGGCACCGACGACGTGGTCGGGCGGTATGTGGTACCCTTCCGCAACGAGCGCAACGGCACCGTCTACCCGTACCTGCGTATCAAGACGATCGTCGTGGGAACCATCGCCACTGGCATCAATTACTCGGCTTGGATCGCGAAGGACTAGGGTCGCCGCATTGCAAACAAGGATACGCCTCGCTAAGTCGCGGGGCGTATTTGCTTAACTGAATACAAGGAGTAGTCGACATGACAAGTAAACTGGTCGTACGGGAAGTGGTGAATGCCAACATTCACAAGGACTCCGAAGTATCTGTTTCTGATCCGGCTGATGTCATTGTCGGGTTGACCTCCAGTGCAGCGGAAATTAACTACCTGGATGATTCGGTTCCAGGCACGGCGGTGGCGAGTATGGCCCTCGTTCTTGGCGCTAACAAGGACGTGGACGTGCTCGCGGTGGCCGACTTGAAGCTGGGTGCAGGCGCTGGGACGTCAATGACCGCGAGCGCGGCTGAACTGAACGTGCTGGATGGCCAGGTGCTGTCAGTCGAAGCCCCCGCAGGGATCACGGGCGGGGTCGGCACGGTGTATGCCGATGCTGTCACCAAAATCGGCAGCGTCAAGAAAACCGAAGTTCTGATCGACCTTACAGGACTCAGTTCCTCAACCACCGACCTTGACGTGATTGGTCAAGGGGCAGCAGCGGCAGCGCATATCGGGCAGATCACGGCGGCACTGAATGGCACCATCCTCGGTGGTCGTATCATGTGTCTTGAAGCACCGGTTGGTGGCGTGACAGACATCGACCTGTATTCCGCCACGGTCGGTACGGCAAAGTTTGACGACGGAATCGCCGCACTTACGGAG